ATGGCGGCCTGTTCCGAGCGTTGGAGCTTGTCCCATGATCCGCGGCCCTCGGCCAGTGCGCGGCGCGCAATGATTTCCCATTTCATACTCGGTTCTCCTCTCTGTATTGCTGCTGCTGCTCGACCATGTCGAGCATGTCCTCGATATGCTTTCGCTTTCTCAACGGCCCGAGGGCCTTGAACCATCGGACGTTAGCCTCTGACGGCATGAACCCCCACGCCTCGAGGAAGAGTGAGGGATAGTGCTGAAAGTCCTGCATCGTAGTCGTCTCCTGTATCGGTATCGCAAGGTAAGTCTACCTCCGCACTCTGCCCCACGTCAACACCCCGTTTCCTGTCCTTTGGGGTTTCTTACTCCCTTTTTATGATTTTTGCCTTCTTTTCCTCACCGGGGAAGAGAACGAAATTGCGGGTTCCTTCCCCCGCGCCCCTACTGAACTCGTCTAGGTATTTGATGCCGGGGATTCCTAAGGCTCGAAGATACTCGCTAGCCTTTATTTCTCCGGGTTTTCCGCCACCAAATTTTTCCATCAATGAGCGATAAAAAGATTCTCCGCGATTTTCCCCTGCCAACCTGTCTACATCTTCTGGTGATAAACGAAAGGATTCTCCGTCCATCTCAAGAAAATACTTTGGCCCAAAATCAGGGTCATTTTTTATTCTAATCACTCCGCCGCCAACCACTTCTGTTCCGTCGACAACAGAGCTTGGTTGGATATTGGCTAATGCTTTTCTTATCGCTTCCGGCTGCTCACTCAGCGGCTTATCCCAGTCCAGCATTCGATCTACCATTTCGTCGGGAAGGTCGGCGGTGTAGAGGAAACTTTCGGGTTTTGCAAACGCTTTAAATTGTCCATCGTCGTCAAAAGCCCCAAACGATCCATCATTAAATTCGTAAGTTATTTTCCCATTTTTAAAATATATTTTTTCTGCGCTAGACTTCACTAAGTCGTAGTATTCGTCAATGTCATCAGGGAGAAAATTTAAACTTCCAAGATCCGCTGCAATTGAGTCATCTGGAGCGGGCATATCTTGAGAGCCAATTCCTGCCGTATCTTTATAAAACTGAGATACTTTAGGATTTTGAGCCACATAAACTCCATGCGAGTACGATTGCCCGCCTGCCCCACTTCCGATTTTGGAAGCGTCAAATTCTCCGAGCGGATTGTCCGGGGTAGGCGGAAATTTGTGTGGGCCCCCATGATAAACTATCGGCATGTTGAGGACGCCGGGGGCATAGCGCGCCGTGGCCACGCCCGGAGCGCTGACGTTCATGGCCATTTCCATGGCCTGTTCCGGCGTTACCTCCTCTCCTTCCATCGCACGGCGGGGGAGGGTAAACGCATCAAGCATGCCCTTCGCGGTGTTGCTATAGCCAAGGCCCCACTCCCTTTCCTTCTCGCCCTGCTCGTTCTTTCGCATGCGGACAGGAAGAATGTTTCCGTACTCCCAGCCGGGTTCACGCTTCGTGCTCCCAAGTGCGGAACGAATGAACTCGTTAACTGAGTTTTTCTGCTGTGGGGGGGCCTTTTTCATGGGGATCCTTAAACGAGTTTTTTGATCAAATGATCGAGGTACCACCGCGCCTTTCGGAGATCTTCAACCCCGCCCTTGCGCTTCCATCGCCAGGTGTACTTCAGGACATTGGCCGTGCAGACAGCCTCCATGCCTGTGAGGTTCTCGACGGCAGCAGCGATGGCGTCGATGCATTCGATGCTGTTCGACTGGTAGTGCCGTGGGTGGTTAACCGGATCGGCAGGAACGCGGTCAGGTTCGACTGGATGGATCATCGTTTTCCCCCTGGAATTCTAGCAGGTATAGGATAGCGCATCTCAACCGCGTCACGTCATCTCCGAAATGGCCCAGACCAAGATTGCACAGGCGGCACAGGAGTCCCCGGAACTTGTTCGTGACGTGGCAGTGGTCGACGTGAAGCTTCTTGGGCCGTGAGCCGCAAATCTGGCACCGATGTCCAAGGGCCGTGGAGATTGCTTCGACAGCGTCAACAGAAAGTCCGAAGGATTTAAGCTTGCGATCCCGCTGGCTTTTCTTGTTGTGCGGTGCGTTGGAGAAGTGCCTTCGCCGGATGGTTTGGCAGATCTTGCACTGAGACTGGTATCCGGTACTTCGGCGGTAGAATTCTGAGAGGGACTTGAGTTGTTTGCAGAAAGTGCAGAATTTTTTATCGGGACGTACCATGAAGCTTGTCATACGAGCGGAGGCCTCCGAGCCCGAGAAGGCCCAGCAAAATCACAATGAGGTCCCCCAAATCCACCGCCGGAATCGGCGTGGCATTTCCCGTTAGCAGCAACACCCAGCCGGCGAGCGGCCTGCCGATGTAGTGCCAGGCCAATGCGGTCCCACATACCCAGCCGACGAAAGGTCGCCAGCGGCTGGTAAACGGGTCTGCGCTTCCGGCTTCAACTTTGTTGACGTCGGCCTGCATCTGCATGGCCTGCAGGTCGGCGTCCATCTGTTTGAACTCGCCGGCCTGCTTCATCTTCTCCAGCTCGAGAAGCGCGGCGGCTTTCTGTGCAGGGTCAGGCCAAGCGCGGTCAATGATTTTGCCGACAACACCCGCGATTGCGTCTGCGATCATGCCATGTTCCCGTGGGCGAGAGAGAAGTGGTTGCCGTCCTTGATACGCCGGAAGTCTCCACCCCAGCGACAATCGGGGTGGATGGATTTCCAGAATTTTCCGAGGGGTTCGTAGGCCTCACTGTTCGGCTGGTACTTGCCGTCGATGAACAGGTTGAGGTCAACGGCCAGACGTTCGCAGTGCAAGCTATACTCGCTGCCTTTGCCCTGCGCGGCGTAGATCTTCGCCATCTCCGGCGAACGGTAGGCGTCGCCGACGGTCAGTTCGTACCCGTTTTGGTACGCCCACTCGATGAGCCGTGCCACGTAAATCGTGAAACGGCGCTGCTTCTGGCCGAGGGTCTCGACAGTCATGCCTAGCTTCTCGACCTTCCCTTTTTAGCAGTGCGCTTGGACACGCGGAATGATTTGTCAGTGGGCGCACCCTTGCTGCCAGGAGCACGCATCTTTTCGCCAGATCCCGCAGCAATGCGGGCGCGTTTGGCGTGGATGTTGGCGTAGAGACCTTTGCTCATTCTACACCTCCCGGTATCAAGCCCTTCTCCCGGGCAAAGGCGAGGACATCTTCCGGGGTTTTCATTTCCGGGATGTCCGCGCCGCGCTGACGGAGGGACTGCAACAATGACAGGTACTCCGCCATGGATACCATGGTTCTGGACTGCCGTGGGCCTTGCTGCTCGGGCATTACTTCTTCCTTCGCGCAGGCTTGGCCATGCGACCCTGCGCCGGGGCTTTTTTCTTCTTGACTTCACCGCCTCGCTTGAGGCCCAGCTGTCTCATCGGCCCTAGCTGCTGCAACTGCTCCTGCGTCAACGGCTGCGGCCCACGACCCAGATGCCCATACCGAGCAGCCATCGCAGGATCCCGCAAGTCGATGGTCTTCGGCGACTGATAATCCGGATGCATTCTTGGGTCCATTCCCTGCATCCCCTGTCCCAACTGCTGCATCGGTCCTGCGCCCAGCAAACCACCCTGCGGCATCCCCTGTCCCAACTGCTGCATCGGTCCTGCGCCCAGCAAACCACCCTGCGGCATCCCCTGCGGCTGCGGCATCTGCCCATACTGTTGAGCATACAGCTGCATTGCTGGGTTCATCCCCTGCGGCATTCCCTGCGGCTGCGGCGGAGTGCGAACAGGGCGATTCATTGGAGGGGTAATCCCCGGAATGTTTGGCCGAGACGGAGGAGACATCATCCCGCCGCCATTGTTGGCGATCATCCCCTGTCCCGGGCGTCCCTGAACACCGGGTCGTCCAATCCCACCGTAGCCAACACCCGGCGCTGCCGGACGCGGATTAACACCGCCAGTCTGCGGCATCCTCGGACGCACGACGCGCGGATTGGACGGAGGCATCGTGGCCGACGGACCGCCGGGGTTAGTCACCCTGCCTTTGCCTGGAGCGGCCATGCCACCCACCTGATACTTCTGAACCTTCTTGCCATTAGCCGTCATCGGCTTCTTGGCACTAGCCATCATCTTCTTCTTGGCGGGAGCGGCTTTGGTGGTGCGCTTCGCCATCATCGGCTTCTTGGTCGGCTTCATTGGAAATCCTTTTGGAATTTATCGGCGTCGTTTGGCGCGGACCACGCGCCGTGGAGCGGCTTTCTTTTTGACCGGGCCGCCACGCTTCAGGCCCTGCAGCATCTGCTGACGCTGTTGGATTGCATTCATGGTTTCGCCCAGCATTCCGTCCTGCTCCGGGGCCTGCATAGGCGCTGGAGGCGGAGGGGGCGGAGGGGGCGGAGGAGCGGCTTGGCGAGTGGCCGGTGCGGCCTGTTGCGGAGGAGCGGCCCTGCGGACAATGGGCTTCTTTTTCTTGGGTCTTACCGCCTGCGCGAGCGGTGAACGAGGATTTTTTGCGGCGGGCTTGGCAGGGGGCTTTGGCTGATCTATGCCCAGCATCCGGCGGTAATTCGCCTTCTGTTCCTCTGACATCCCTTGTCGAGCCATGAAGGACTCGACAAGTTTCATGTTAGGCTGGCGGCGTTCGCCAGAATCTACATTCGCGCTTCCTCCGACTTGGAAGCGACGTACACGTCGAGGTCCAGGCATTTGAACGCCCTATCTTGGCTTGTCAAGCCCTAATCGTACCCTCCACGCGCGTCTTGGGCAATTCCTTCGCTCCAAGAATTCGGCCCTTTTCATGGCCTCCCGGAATTCCATTTCCGTCGGGAAAAACCCCCTGAATTCCGCGATCCTGAAAGGAACGTTAGGGATCTGGGGGCCCTGATAAAATACACGATCTACTTCTTCAGCCATCGCTCTACCTCCAGCCGAAGCATCAGTGACTCAATCTCGTCCGCGATTTGCTTTCTTTCCTCTTCTGTCAGCGCCCGCTGGACGTCCCGCAAGAGATCGATTATCCAGCGAGCCATGACTCGAAGACCCAAATACGAAAGAAAAAGTACATTCCTGCGGCAAAAATGAAGTATTCGGTGAATTTCAGGCCCATTACAAATCTCCCAGTATTTCGTCTTCAAGGTTTATGACCTCGGCCTCTGACAGGCTGTACAGAATGTTTGCCCGCCGGTGACGGGATGAGTTCTCCGAGGCAACCGCGAATATCCCGGTGACCTCGATTTGAGGCGGGAGGTCAAACTCCTCGTCTGCCGGCATCTCTTGGTACTCCACCTCGACCTCCAAGGGCAGGATGGTTTTATGCACGCGGGGCATGTGCACCCACCTGCTTCAGCCTTTCGGCCTGCTGCTGTTCCCACAGGGTTTTCTGGAACTCTTTCTCGACCAGCTGCATGCAGACGGTTCCCACCGGGCACCCCCACATTTCCGCCAGCTCCCGCATCATGGCGTAATGGCTGGAGCGGACGGTAATCGTGGTCCATGGTTCGCGACGCCTGGCCGGTGACACATGGATTACCGGATCCCCGGGCTTACGCCGCTTCTTGTTCCTGCCGTAGCTGGTTCCAAACTTCTGAACTTTCTTGACCATTGTTATGTCCTCCTCTGCCGCGCAGGGTATCGTAAAACTACGATACCTTTCAAGAGGCTTCGCCCCATGAAGGTCCAATTTCCAAGTCAATCCTGGAGGGCACCTCCAGATTTACCGCGTTCTTCATGATGTCCAGCGCCTCGAGCGCTTCTTCCCGGGTCTTCACACTGATGGCGATTTCATCATGCACCTGCAGCAGGATGCGGAATCCCGCCCGGTGTAGCGCCAGCATGGCAGCCTTGGTCTGGTCAGCGGCGGACCCTTGGATGAGGCGGTTCAGGCCCTTATAGGTCATCGCACGCTTGATCCGCGGTCCGTACTTCGCCGCGGCCTCCTCCTTGGGCAGGGCCTTGTTGATCCCAAAGGCTACCGGCTCCCAAAGTGGGAACCGACACTTCCTGCCAAGCAGGGTCCGGATGGACCCATCGGTTGCCGGGTTGTCGATGCGCTTCATGACCGCATCCACAGTGCTTTTCAGAAACGGCACCTTCTCGTGGAACAAGCCGATCAATTCCGTGGCCTCGGCAGGCGTCATATCCAATTCCCCTGCCAGCTTGGCCTTGCCCATCCCGTACATCAGCCCTAGCCCAATTGTCTTGGCGGCCTTACGTTTGATGCCGGCCATGTCCGCCACCATCTGGTGGAAGTCGGTGTCCGGGTTATCTCGGTAGGATTTCACCATCTGCGCCGCTCCCGGCAGGCCCAGCAGGGAAGCGTAGTGAACCAGCAGCCGAGGCTCCTGGGACGAAAAGTCCAGCGCCGCCCACTGCTCCCCTTCTTCCGGCAGGAACAGGCTTCGGACGGTGGGGCCTATGATTTCGTGCCGGGCAGGGACCTGCTGCAGGTTTGGGCTGTTCATCGACAGGCGTCCGGTAACGGTTCCCCCATCCTCGCCGCGCAGCTGGTTCACGTGGGGGTGGATGCGACCGTTCTTGCAGAAGTCCAGATAGGGGCGCAGGAACGTGCCGTAGGTCTTGTTGAGTTCCCGGGCCTCGATGATTTTCTTGGCGATTGGTGCGTCGCATTCCTGCAAGAAGGACCGAGAAAAGCTCGGCAGGCCGGTAGCGGTCCGCGGGTATTTGATCTTGAGCCTGTCGAACGCTATTGCGACGGACGCAGCAGCCCAGATATCGATCTTTGAACCTCCCATGCTAGAGATGTCGTCGATCAACGACTTCTCGGCCTTCAGCATTTCTTCCGTAAGTTCTATGGCCCGCGGTGCGTTGAACCTGATCCCTTGTCGTGTAATCCCGACAAACACAGGCAGCAGAGAGGTCTCCAAGTCAAAGATGGACTCCACCTCTTCGCGACGCAGCATGGTCTTTAGATACTGCCAAAGCTTCAGAGTTAGTGCCGCATCCTGCTCCGCATACTCACCTACGAACATCGCCGGGAGCTTCCATAATTCCTTCTTCGGGTGAACGCCAAAGTCCGCAGCCGCCTCCTTCAGCGAGGCCTCTGACTTGATTTCCTTGAGGTAGTCAAAGCCCAGGGCGTTCAAGGCGTAGGAGTATCGGTTCTCGTCCACAAGCCCTGCGGCGATCATCGTGTCGATGATGGTACCCTCGACCCGGAACCCGGAGGCCAGTAGCCACCCCAAGTCGTAGGCTGCGTTGTGCATGATCTTCGGGCAGGGCAGCGACAGCACCTTCTGCATCCACCGCTCAACCACCTTCTTGTCGAGATTCCCGCCGCCTTGATGTGCGACAGGGAAGTATCCTTTCCAGCCGTCAACGGCCACGGCATACCCCACGACATAGCCATCGTTGCGCGGCCACCCGGGACCTCGGATCTCCATGTTGGGATCGTTGGTTTCCAAGTCGATAGCGATTTCCTCTGCCGCTGACAAATCCGGAAATGACGCTGGCGGTATCCATTCCGAGCGCGGAGGGAATAGGGACATGGTCATAGGAAAAAAGCCTTCTGTGCGTTGATCGGGTGAACGAGATGGAGAGACTGCTTCGTGCGAGTCAGTGCTACGTAAAGCAGGCGGTTGATGTCATCCGGGTTCTTGATGTATTCCTCGGAAAAGCGCGTGGACAGGTCCATCAGGAGCAGGACATTGTCGGCCTCTCCGCCTTTTGCCCCGTGGATCGTGGACAGTTTAACGCGAACATCCCCCGTCAGTCGCGTTTTGCGGCGAAGCAGGGCAATGATGTATTCACGTTTTGCCGCGTCAATCTTGGACAGTGCTACGTGCCAGATATCGTCTGTCTCGAGGCCGTGCTGCTGCTGTAGGCGCTTCATGGAGAAGATGCCTTCGTCGGGAAGAGACGCCAAGGACCGTTGTCCACGGGCCACGGCTGATGGACCGAGGAACTTGTAAATGTTCCTTACAACTTGGGGTGTGACTGATTCCCCACGGCGCAGAGCCTCCCATCCCAAGACCGCTGAAAGGACGTTCTCCGGAATGCTCCGTTGTCCGTGGCGCTCGAAAAGGACGCCCTCTGACTTCAGCCATGAGTGCATACCGTTCAGGAGGTAGTTTGTCGCGCCGAGGATAAGCCACTCGCCTTGGCTGACATCGACTTTTTGAAAATCAGAGTAGAAACGGATTTCTCCACGCTCCTCGCGGGCGTACCACATTTTTTTCTGCCGGACGCGAATACGGTTCACCACCTTGTTCGCGAGTTCGTGGACTACTAACGGGACGCGATAGGATTGCCGCAGAACAATAGGCTCGCCCTTGAATCCTAGAAACTCTCCGACGTCCGCTCCAGCCCAGTTGTACACCGCCTGGTCATCATCGCCCGCCAAAAAGGTACGCTTGGCCTTCTGTGCAAGGGCGGAAACGATGTTCCACTGCAGCTTGGATAGGTCCTGTGCTTCGTCAACAATCAGGACGTCAAGAGAAGGCAGTCTCTCGGGCTGTTCAAGGATCCTTTCAAGGAGGTCGTTGAAATCAAACAATCCTTTTTCTTCCTTATAGTGCCGATAGGCTCGGGCAACGTACTCGAAGTGCAGCCACTCAATCTTCAGATCACTGCGGTTGTAATGCGTGCGAAGGTCTTCCCCACGAAGACGCGCAAGGTTCATCTGGTTCAGAATGGGGCTGTCAGCCTTGACTGAAAATTCGTCATCACCTTCCTCGGTACTGACATCAATGCCGACCTGACGGCCAAACTCCCGGTAGTTTTCCGGCTTCATCATGTCCTTCGTTCCCACGCCTAAACAGTGGTACGCCAGGCTGTGTAGCGTCCTGAACCACGGGAAGTCTACCTCCGGAACAAGGAACGGGAACTTTTGGATAGCGCGCTCACGCGCCTCAATGGAGGCTTTACGCGTGAAAGAGAAGTACCCCATGGCAGAGGAAGAAGTGCCCTCGTCGAGTTCCCTCTCGACGAGGTTCAGCAGGTAAGTAGTCTTACCCGACCCAGGGGGCCCGAATATCTTCTGGACCTGCATTAGAACGGAGCGTCATGCGCTTCCGACGGTGTCGAGAACGGGGAGTCCTGCTTGGTGAATGCCGGGATTTTCCAGACCCGTGTTGCGCGGGCCTTAATCCACAGCACGTGAGACGCTCCTCCGAGATCTCGCAGTCGTTGTGCAACCTTTGGGCTCGTCAGGACCATGTTGTTGCGCTTGAGGTGCGCTTCGAGGTCCTTCATGCGGAAGTATACAGTACGCGTTTCCTCATCTGTCCACGGACGGCCCATGAGGATTTCATCGCGGTCCATGGCTTGGTGCAAGTGGGTGCAGTATTCCTCGAGCAGGTCATTGAAACGCCCCGTCGTGGTGGTGTCCTCGCTGGCGTCCTGAATACGCTCGAGTTCGACCATCTCCTGCAGCAGCCCGTTCAATACGGATTCCCAGTCCTGTTTTTTCAGTGTCGGTGGAAGCGTGTTGATACGCTCCATGCAGGCCTTCTGGAAGGCCGCTTGGTTAAACAGGCTCTCCGTTTCCAGTTCAAGGCGTTTCCCATTCACGTCCACAAACCAAAGCGGGGGCTCGCTCGCATACTTGCTGAGGCTGGACAGCCGCGGGCTATCAGGGCCGTCTGATCCAATTCCAAATTTTCTGGTGCGGCAAAGCCCGCTGTTGCAGAACGACTGCAGCGGCTGGTCCTTGCACTTGTAACGATAAGTCTTCTTCGCCAATTGTTTGACGACAATTTGTAACTCGGCAATCCCGAGAGGGGGCGAAAAGTAGTTCATGTTGTATTCCATGAGCTTGTTTTCCCACGCTTCTGGGAATGCCTGCTTCAGGTATACACCAAGGCTGAAAAGACCGTTGTTTCGCGTGCCCTCCGGGAACCCCTGGGTGCAAAGCGCTTGGAGACACGGCGGCCCGTCCGACATGAATTTTGTTCCGGCGGATTTTGGGGTCTCCGGAATGACAAGCGGAGGGGCCTGCACGAACTGCTGGTACAGTTCGAAAAACTCTTCCAAGGTCGCAGCATCGCCATTGTCCTTGATGGCATAGCGCAGCGTTTCATCGGCGTTATGGTAAGGGAGGTTCAGGAAGTTGCCCGTGTCCCCGCGCTCCACCAAGATTTCAGCCTGCTTTGGGAATATCTCGCGCCCCGACTCTCCGATCAATGCAGCACAGGCACGCAGGTATTCCTGCATAGACCCTGCAGGCACTGGAGTAGACACAAAACAGAATACGTGCGCCCCGCCAGACTTGGAGCGGCATACAACTAGGGGGAGATTAAGGGACCTAACCTTGTTGACAACCATTCCAAGGTCAAGAGGATACTGATCGATATCAATACAGCCCCAACTACAAGTGTTATCACTACGAATCGGAATAATGCCAAGAGATGGCTCAACTCCTTTGAGATGTTTTTCCCAGAGGTCCCGAACAGGGGGTTGTCGTACGACGACGGCTTTTCCGGCTTGTTTTCCGTTACCTTTTGCGCCCTCGATTTTGTAGGTTCCATAAGCTATTTCCAAGCCTTCGAATATGGCCATGAATTGAGAGATCTGGTCACTCATTCTTCTTTCTCAAAAAGACGGGGGACTTTCGTCCCCCGTGGCGTCAAAACGGTGCCGCTTCCGGTGAGACGGATTCGTCTTGGTGTTTAACCTTGACGTCGCCCACCTTTACAGAGTTCGCGAATTCCTTCGCGGCTTTGTAAACCCCCATGTCCTCAACGGACCCGACGCGCTCAATCTCCCACCCATACCACTTACCCTTGTCATTCGATTCCTGAGTCGTAGTCAAACGATAGATCTGACTGAACATCGGCGGTGTGTACAGGCCTCCCTGGGAGGACTGCAGCTTCACGCTCATCTGCATCGAGTTCCACTTGCGGCTTTTCTTCAGCTGCGTGGACTTCATGACGATAAGTGCCGGAGACGGTGCCCCGTTCTCGTCAATCACCATCACGTAGTGGTTCGCGGTGTTCTCGATGTAGTTGCCGGAATCCAAATAATCCCGACTGTCCCCCGGTTCGCGGTGCGTGCGGCTCAGAATATCCGACGTGGCCGGATAGATCTGAATCGGAGCACCACTGCCGCTCCCGCGGGGAGCCCACTCGATGTACTGGCGCACGTAGGCGCAAGGAATCACAAGCAGGCCTTTCTTGCCGTCGTACAGCTGTCCGGTGACGGTGTTGTAAACCATCCCGGGCATCGCCCCGTCGACTTCCCCCACCTCTGGGCTCGTAGCGGTCAACAGGCGCAGGAACGGCAATGCAAGGTCGTCCTGATTCATCCCGTCGAAGCCAAGGTGTGCGTCCTCCTCAAAAGAAGACGTCACAACCAGTGCGTTTGAACTTACTTCTGCCTTAGCAACGTTTCCCATAACGATTCTCCTGTGTCTTATGTCTTGATGATGGCCTTCTGGCCGATGTATGCGCCGAACAGGTCGACAGGGAAAGTGTTGCCCCGTTCCACCTGTTCCCGAACCCATGCCTTGAGGGTCATGGGCTCCACCTTTTCCGCCTGTTCCAGCGGATAACCAGTCTCACGCAGCATACGGATGAGCCTGGCGCAAAGTTCGTCTTCGCCGCGTCCAAATCGAACGGACACGATGTTCTTGATGATATCGTCGAAGCCGTGTTGGCGAAGCCAGTCATGGGCCTCGGTCCGTCGGCCTTCGGGAATCGAGGCACCGTAATACGGCTTGATCTCGATACTCGACCCATCATGCATCTTGAAAGACTTCATGCCAAGAGACGCAAGGGCCTCGGGCAGTGTCGTCTCAGTCAGTTTCCTGAATTGGTCCTGACGCTCCTTCAAGATAGTCTCAAGGTCTTTTATCTCAGCAGAAAGCTCCTTGGCCCGCTTGGCCATGGCGGCGATACCCTCAATGGAGTTGTCGTCAACGCTAAAGGCCGCTGCATCTGCTTCAAAGACGTCATTCATCTTCATCTCCTTTATGGAAAATATCTACCTGTATGGGGATATACCGCTTCTCCATGCGATCCCACTTCAAACACTTATAGCGACCCTTGTTCCGTTGCGCTGCAATGGCACTGATGATGCCGATGGCAGTGGGGTCGCCCACAAACAAAAGGTAATCCTCGTCACAGAACTTTGCAAGCTTCCTGCGAATGCGGGATACCGTGGGACCTACAGAGAATGCAACCTGGGCGTTAGGCGGAAGCACCGTGACGATGTTCCCGAAGTTCAGCGCAGGGGTGATGTTGTGCTTGCCCGTTTCGGACACGACGTAAACCGTTGGCATTTTTTCTCCTTTCTCAAAAACGCAAGCCATAGTACACTCGGCCCCACGGGAAATACAAGCCCGCTAGAAAGAGAGACCACGGTGCAAGAGTTTTTAGCCAACTATCCCTATAAAAACAAACCTTTCCTCCACCAAGAAGCCTACTTGTCCCGATTCTGGAACAAGCCCGTAGGGGCCTTGTTTGCAGAGATGGGGACAGGCAAGTCCTTCATGGTAATCAACAATATCGCGATGCTGTATGACATGGGCCGGATAGGAGGGGCCTTGATCGTCGCGCCAAAGGGCGTTTACAGGAACTGGGTGGACACAGAGATACCAAAACACATGCCGGCGCATGTCGTGTACCGGCTGGCACTCTGGTCGCCCTCTCCGCGCAAGGCGGAGAAAAAGGCCTTGGACGATTTGTTAGAGTTCAGCGACGATCTCAGGATCCTCGTCATGAACATCGAGGCACTGTCCACCACCAAAGGAACGAGCTTTGCAAAGTTCTTTTTGAACATGTACCGCGTGTTCATGGCCGTCGATGAGAGCACGACAATCAAAAGTCACACGGCAAAAAGAGCCAAAAACGCCGTAAAAATAGGCTCTTCTGCGAAGTTCAGAAGAATCATGACGGGGTCTCCCGTCACCAAGTCTCCAATGGACCTATACCAGCAGTGCGCGTTTCTGGACGAGGAATGTCTAGGCTTCTCGAGCTACTACACCTTCCAGGCGCGGTACGCGGTCACTATTGAAAAGTCTATGGGCAGTCATGCATTCAAGAAGGTTGTCGGATACCGCAAGCTTGATGAACTACAGGAAAAGCTTGACCGCTTCAGTTTCCGAGTGACCAAAGAAGAGTGTCTAGACCTGCCAGATAAGCTTTACACCAAGCGTGAAGTAGACCTGACCGAGGAGCAGGGCCGCGTATACATGGAAATGAAGCACTTGGCCATGGCCAGCATGGAAAACGACATGGCAAGCACCGTTAACGCGCTGACGCAGCTGATGCGACTGCATCAAATCGTATGCGGGCATCTAAAGCTTGATTCCGGGGAGGTGGTCACCCTTCCCCACAACCGTATCACCGAACTCATGAATGTTTTGGAGGAGTCGGACGGAAAGGTCATCATCTGGGCCACCTATCGCCACGACATCGAAAGTATCAAGCTTGAACTCCAAAAGGTGTACGGCATGGAAAGCGTAGGCACCTATTACGGAGACACGGACACCGAAGAGCGGCAGCGCGTGGTTCGGGAGTTCCAAGATCCCGACAGTCCCCTGCGGTTCTTCGTTGGAAACCCCAGAACGGGTGGGTACGGGATTACCCTGACTGCGGCCAGTCTGGTGGTCTACTACAGCAATAGTTTTGACCTTGAAATCAGACTACAGTCCGAGGACCGCGCTCATCGCATAGGTCAGCGCAAGAACGTGACCTATGTAGACCTGATATCGCCTCGCACGGTTGACGAAAAAATCGTTCACGCCCTGCGGGACAAAATCGACATTGCAAACCAAGTGCTGGGGGAGGACATCAAGGCATGGTTGATTTGATACCGATCCGAAAGGATTACAAGTACGAGGAACTGACGCGTGAGGATGGGCCAGATGGACGTCGTTACGTATACGGCAATACCCGGCTCCCCAGCGTCACAACCATCCTGTCCGCGACAGGCAGGAAGGACGCGTTAGCCAAGTGGAAGCGGGATGTCGGGGAAGAAGAGGCTGATCGCATCAAGAACGAGGCCTCCAGCATTGGAACCTACATGCACTCCGTCATTGAACGCATGGTGGCAGCCAGAGACCTGCCAAGGCCCACGAACTGGTGGATGTTGAAGGGGTATGAGATGGGCTATCGGCTCATCAATACCTTCTTCAAGAACATCGACGTGATCTACGGCTCGGAAGTGCCTCTGTACTACCCGGAAAAGTACGCTGGGACCGCTGACATGGTGGCCGTGTACCGTGGTCACTTGGCCATCATTGATTTCAAGCAGTCAAACAAGCCCAAACAGCGCAAATGGATTGACGACTACTTTCAGCAGTTGTCGGCGTATGCCTTAGCACACGACATGGTCCATGGAACGCGGATCGAGATGGGAGTAGTGTTGATGGCCTGCCGCGATGAGCAGCAGACCATGCTTGAATTTACGACCACCGGCAGGGATTGGAACCAGCACGGGGAGAACTGGCTGAGAAGGGTCAGCCAGTACCATGACGCTATGCGGCCTCTTCCTCCGTCGGAGCCTCTGGCGCGGGAGCCTCTGGCGCGGGAGGCTGTTGGGGAGGAATAAGGCCTTTCAAGAGCCTGTCTTCAGGAAACAACGACTCCAACATTGCCCGGCTCTGTGTATTTACAGGGCCGGGGGCAGGTGATCCTTGGGCCGCGGGCCCCGGAGCAGGAGCAGCGGGTGCCGCTTCCTGTCCCGGGACCCCTCTGGAGGAGGGAACAGCGGGAGATCCCTGAAAGAGTCTTTCAAGGAACCCTCGGGCAGTCCCGTCTTTTGGAAGATTGGCCTCTATTTCGTCCTGTTCCGTAGGCTCAATGCCCTGAAGCTGGGATTCAAGCTCCTCCGGAAAATAATTTAGCCCAGCAGCGTACATATACGAATTCAGGGCCCTAAGGTTTTGCATTTTCTGCTTAGGGGACATGGGGGCTGTTCTACGCAAAAGATTAGCCATCAGACGAGGGTCTTTATTGGCCTCTTCAAGGATAATTCTCATTTTTCTAGCAGGCATTTTATCCAGATACCTGGATGCAACATCCTTGAACTTAGAAGCCCAGCTCAAGGACCCAGCGCCTCCTGGACTCGTTGCCGAGGCAAGCTTCAACGCGTACTGGCTGACAAGAAGCTCTTCCATAAGATTCTGCGGGTCAAGTTGGTCAAGGCGAATATTGTTGTTAATCGAATTCTCAATTCGGCGCATTGATCTCGTCAGCGAAAGGACATTCTTAATGTCCGAAGGCCGGAATACCCCCTCGTTTCTAAGAAGCTGCACGAGGGAAGGCTGACGTCTTCCAATAGGCGAAAAAAGGGCTTTTTCAAATGCTTCTGGACTAAACCCCTTATCCCCGCCAGCAGCTGTATAGGCATATTCGTAAACAGCGGACCTAAGCCCATCGATTGCCCGCTGTCGATCCGCACCGCCTCTTTTGGCGACTTTCAAGAGATCATTTATGCCCTTCGTAGACCCCTTTGCGACCGCTTCTGAGAGCGCTTTTACGGGACTTTTCCCTCCAAGGAGAGGGGACAGGTAAGACTGGGAGGCAATCTGCTTATTGATTGCACTCTGTTGATCAACTGCCGCCCTCAATGCATTTTCGGCGGAAACTGCATTTTCCATGTCCGCAGTAAGGCCCAACCTGTCCAGAATCATCTTGTTCTGGTTCACAAACTCAGACAGTTTTGTGGGGTTGACTCTCCCGTCTGGACCTAAGGCTTTGTTTGCCGCAAGTCTATAGATATTTCTTTCGGCTTCTTGTATGGAATCAATGCCTTCTCGAGACATTTGAGCATACGGGGCAAGCTCTTGGGCAGAAGGAAGGTTATTCTTAACTGCGTCATCATACATACGGGACATGAGTCCCACCGCGTCCTCAATCTCAGAAAGACGGGATGCAGTCCTGTCATTTGCCGTCGCAAACGATTTTTGTACCAGATACTCCGGTACTGCATCTTCCACTATTTCATTGGCATATGTTCGAGTGTAGGAATCATTCAGCGCCTTTGAAAAGGCGCGAGCTTCGTCATACCCGGGAAGATTGATCTTTGAAAGATCATCCAATGCCGCATTGGATAAAGACCCAAACATTCTGGCGTCATTGGGAGAGGCTGCATCCCTGCCGAGGGCAAGAAGATCCGACCTAATCAACACCAGATCATTAACAGAAAATTCTTTTCCGCCCCTAATGTACTTACTGGGAACAACCCCCGTGTTGAGGTATTCATCCGTGAGCTTTCCTTGGTTGTAAAGATCAAGATCCTTCGGCGATATGCCAAGAATAGACATGATCTTTCCCCCAGCAGAAAGATCTGTCCCTTTACGAAGAGGGCCAACAGAGGATGCTATCTCAAGGGCTTTTCTACGAAGGTTGGGAACAGACACAAAGGTTCTCTGCACTCCTCCGGAGCCTTTTTGGGGCTTTACGGGCCCCACACCTGTACCAAGACCAGGTTCTCGCTGAACCATTCCGGTTCTTGGGCTTCCCCTTTCGGCGCGAGTCCAAAGCATCCTTTCGTATTCACGAGCATTTGCCAAAGCAGACTCAATATTCTGTTGTACCACGGTGCCAGCGATCTTCCTGGCCTCATCCGCGGATCCCACCGTTCCAATCCTAGAAACAGCACGCGCTGCGCGATCTTCCGCACGCATTCTCTGGGCGTCTAAAAGGGCCTCAAACCTGTACTTTCGAGCATTTGCGACAGTCTCAAGGACCGTCGGATCTCCACTGTCCTTAAGCGCATTTATAAGCGCTTGGTAAGCATTTGCAGATTTTTCGGCTTGGGCTTTTACATCAGACGCATATTCGGAATTATCCTTGGAAAGGGTTTTTTCCAACGCCACCAGAACGTCAGAGGGCCGAGAGCCGCCCTTTAGTGTGGATGTAGATACTTTTTGGGCGGCGGTAGGCGAAAACCCCGGCGGAAGCGCTGTATTGGCTTCAAGCTTTTTGATAAGCATTTCTATATCAGCAGCGTCCAGCGGAATCTGTTCGTTCTGGTACAGAATCTCAGACAAAATATTTACTGCCCGCTGATCTGCAGCAGGGCCACCAAATCCCGCAGCAGAAGCAACTTTTAGCGCCATGTCCTTCATGCGCGGGGCAACACTGGCTGAGATTGACGAAGGAGAGGCCAGTCCAGCCGCCGTTTCGGCAATAAATCGATTCAAATGGGATTCTGGATTTTTGTCATAAGCCGCTCCGCCTGCGATTCCTGAAGCCACGGCGGGAACCGCTTCTTTTCCAAAAAATGAGGAGGAAGTCCCTTTTTCAAGGCCCATTCCTTGGAGAAATTTTGGAAGCGCCGTCGGTATTTTCGCTGCCGCCCTAAGCGCGCCAGCTCCTCCAAGCGCTTCACCGGTCGTTTTACCTCCCTCGTACCACGAACTCAGTTCAGAGGGAACTTCTGGCAAAAGAGATTCAAAGGATTTCCCGGCACCATATCCCGCAGCCATGCCAAGGCCTGTTCCAATAAGTGCCCCTGGAACCGCTCCCGCCGCCCCAAAAGGAGCGCCTACTGCGGCCCCAAGTCTTCCGCCCGCGAGAGCGCCAGAAAGAACCGCGGATCCTGAGCCGAGTCCCGCCAACGCCCCCGTTCCTGAAGCTTTCGCACGATCAAGAGTTGAGGCTTCGCGTATCTTGAGTTCTTCAAGTTTTCTCAGGTACTCAAGTTCTTTTTTTTCTTCTTCGTTCAAAGGAATGGCGGCCATTACAGTCCTCCTCCCATCTGATTCCTCAAACGAGAAAGTTCAGCCCTGTCCCTGATGGCTTTTTCTTCCTCTGTCCCGGCTTGGTAGCCAATCTGGGCCCTGGCCTCTGTTGCAAGAATATAGGCCTCTTCCGCTGCTTCTCTTTTATTCTTACTGGTCGTTGGATTTTCCATTACAAGTTGGGCTTCTTTAATTAACCGAGCATATGCGCTGTCAATGGCAAAGACAGCTGCGTCAATAGATGATTGTGTGGTTAGTATGCCGGGATCTTGAGCATTTCCAAGCGCTTGGTACAGGTCCTTGGCGGAACTAAAGGACTTAGCCTTATTATCATTAAGATCGCTTATAAGCTGCCTGATTTGAAGCGAAAACGAATTTCTTCTTGCAAGAAGTTCCGGAGATCCAACAATCTCTGACACTAAAGGAATTCTTGATGCCTCCGCACTAAGCGCTCCGAGCCCTCCTATGCCCCTGCTGTTTTCGTAGAGAGTCGGCTCTCGCTGGGGCTGGACTTCAGCAGTATCTTCTCCGGGAACTCCACCAGATGCGGGTCCTTCTGCGGGAGAAATGCTAGACGGAACTACAAAAGCCAATGAGGGGTCTCTCTCAATCAAATCCCTTGCAAGAGGACTTGGAATATAAGAAACGTTGCCCTCAGCGTCTGTTGCTGGTCTAAATTCACCCGCTATAACAGATCTAAATACACGTCTCTTCTCGGGGGAAAGGGTGCCATTTAAGTAGCCCTCTGCATTTTCGGCCAGGAAAGCAGTTTTTTCATTTGCTTTTGAAGAGAGGCCAGATATTCCGGTGCCCCCCGCGCCGTCTTCTTTCTCCCCAAGTTCATACAGCTTTCCTGGAACGATCTCATTCCCAGAGATGTCGGTGAAAGTCGTTTTTGAATTTCCATCACTGTCGTAAACGACGTTTCTTTGCACGTACTGGCCGTTTTCGTCCACAAACTCTTTAACAAGGGTTTTAGACGACCCTTTATTCTTCATCCCCGCAATATATAACTGACTCAAGAGTTTGCGAGATTCAGATTCGTCTCCGCGAGCAGCTTCAAGTGCCGCTAGTTTGATTTTTTGATCTCGCTCGCGCTGATTCTTGGTTCCTTCAACAAGAATCCCGGGGACATCCCCAAAAGCCCCTGCAGCGCGGGCCGCGAACGAGCCCGTCAAAGGAGTTCCGGTAGGACTAACGTTTGCTGCGAAGTTGAACCCACGCTGGGCGATCTGCGCCAGCATGATCGCCTTGTCCATGTCTTTCTGTTGTTTGGAATCCCCAAGGACATCGCCGTACAGGGATGCATATTCCCCCATACGTTTCTTAATGTCCGCCGTGTCGGGTCTTCCAAAAATAGAGGTTATATCTTGCGGATTACTTTTTTTTTGAACGTCTCCGCCTTCGGCATAGTACCGCTCATAGCTCACCTCACCGCCATCGGCCATGTTCAGTGGTCCGGGGGCCGCGGCGCTAGGTCCGGGCATCGGCGCGGGGGCTTGGGGCGCAGCGGGAGCCGCTCCACTTACCCCAGCCGCCTGGAGTTGTTCTCCAAGACCTGCGAGTCCGGCCATTGGAGATGCTCCGGGTTGGAGCGGTGCACCAGCGCCCGATGGCGGGAGGGGGGGAGGAGTAGCCCCACCGGGCGCTGGGCCCGCAGACGGTTGGCCGGGGACGCTAGCGATCCCTTGGCCGAGTTTGGACTGAAGAAGCGTAAGCACTTCTTCAGGGGTATTCATCGCGGCCTTTTCCCCAACGAGTTCTGCCAGTTCTTCGCGACGGGATGGAATTGACCGCATGTCCCCACGAAGCGTGTTCATCAGGATCTCAGGAGACCGAGGGGTCCGGCCAATCATCTTGCCGGATTCGCCTTCCTCGTCGTCGTCTTCACGTTCCAGAGCATCATCGTCTTCCTCGGGCATTTCTCCCTCAATAAGTGCCTTTTTTAGGTTCTCTCCCATTGCGTCCTTGAATCCATCCATAATCCCCACGTTCTCTGGATCCATGGCTTTACGGAACATTGAACGATTGAGTACTTTTGACTTCATAGTTGTTCCTTAAATAAGACCTGCAGATTTCGCTGCAGCGCCACCCGCTAGCAACCCAGAACCAATCCCCGCCATTGTTTGTAAAACACTTCCCGCGGGAACAGTTTGGGAAGACAGCGACATCTGTGTTGACGGGGCCCCTCTAGTAATGTCCGAAAGCCAAGATATGTTTTGTTTTGCTTGGAGCGCTTTTTGTGCCGCGGTGGCTCTGATTGCGTCAAGCTGCGCCTGCGCGTTTTGCTGTTCTCCAACCCCAAGATTGTACAGAAGCCCAACGTCGGCTTGCGCGGCGGCCTGTGCTTGTTGACCGACAGCGCCTTGCTGGATGCCCATGGAGGCAATTTGCTGCCCAGCCTGCCCCAATGCTTGGCCCTGAGCCAACGCAGTTTGTGCCTGTTGGCCAGCAAGACTTCCGATGCCTTGGCCCAGCTGCCCATACAACTGTGCCTGTTGTGTTGCCAGCTGCCCCTGTGCAGTTCCCAACTGCCCCTGCTGCAGCCCCATCTGACCGAGGGCTTGGCCCGCTGCCGCCATGTTTTGGATGCCCTGCTGGCCGAGCTGCATCTGCTGTATCTCTTGGGCACCAAGCTGCTGCCCAATATTTGCCAACTGCTGCCCCTGTTGAAGTCCCAGTTGGGATTTTTGGGTTTGCATATTGGCAAGATTCTGAGCCTGCTGATTGGTGATGTTGGCCTGCTGTCCAGCAATCTGGCCATAAAGCGTTCCAGCTTGTGCCTCTTGCGCGGACATCCCGGCAAGTGCTTGAGCAGCGGATTGGCCCAGCTGAGTCTGCTGGATTTCCTGCTGCCCGAGAATCTGGCCCGACTGAACAAGCTGCTGCGCCCTGCTGAGTTCGGCCTGAAGTTCTCGGGACTGAACATCCGTAAGAAGTCCAGCCTGCTGCGCCTGCATTTGACCCTGTACCTGAGCAATCTGGGCCGGGGTGTATCCAGCCTGCACCAAGTTCTGGTAGATATTGGCTTGCAGGCCCGTCCCAGCCTGTCCCAGCTGCGCCTGTTGAATGGCCTGCTGGCCCATAGCTTGACCAGACTGGGTAATCTGTTGTGCGCGCTGCAGTTCTGCCTGTAGTTCTCTGCTCTGAGCGTCGGTAAGCAGCCCAGCGCGCTGCGCTTGAATCTGGCTCTGGACTTGAGCAATCTGGGCAGGAGCAAGTCCAGCCTGAACAAGGTTCTGGTAGATTGCCCCCTCTGATGTCTCGGCCTGTTGCCCCAACTGGGCCTGCTGAAGTTCCTGCTGCCCAAGGGCTTGGCCAGTTTGCGCCAACTGAGCTGCCTGCGCCAGCTCGTTCTGGGCTTCTGCCGTCTGCAAGGCTCCAGCCTGGGTTCCAAGAGTCCCTTGAAGCGCGGCTTCCTTTGCCAGTGCTTCTGCACTGCGCTGACCAATCTCGCTTTGCGAGAGCCCCAGCTGGCCCAATGCACTCCCCTGACTCAATTGCCGTTGCTGTTGCTGCTCAAACCCTGTCATCGCAGCCTGCTGTGCTTGGGTATAGTTTTGGAAATAGTCCTGCAGAATTTTCTGCTGCATTTGATCTTGAAGGTTTCGCTCAAACTCAGCGCGTTGGACGCCTTCGCGGGTACCACCAAAAGCTCCGGCACGAACAGCTTGTGCTGCCATTTCTTGGCGCGCAATGTTGCCTTGCCGGCGCATCTCCTGCATGGCCTGTTGGGTCACAGCGCGCTGATAGGGATTCATGAACTCTTGGGCAGCGTCTGGGGAGTATTCTTCAGCCCCTTGCAAAAGTCCTTCAATGCCAAGGTTAATGGTCCGCGCGGCCTGACGCTGGGCGGGCATGGCCGCCTCTGCAACGTTCTCCGCTGTTTGAATGCCGGACCGGACGGCGCGGTTTGCCAGTCCCATGTTGACGTCCGCCTCTTGGGTCTGGCGAGCGGCTTGGTTGATCAAAGCCTGTGAGCGGCCTAGATCAGCTTGGGCATAGTCCCCTATGTCTTGGGCAGCAGATGTCATTCCGCGAACCCCTCTCTGAATCGTGCCTAACCCTTGATCGGCAGCGTTGGCATATCCTCCAAGCTGGTTTGCAACGCGCTCTGCCGCACTAAAGTCGGCGTCTACCTGACGTGCGGCTGAAAGTCCTTGACGAAGCGCCGCTTCACTGGCCCCTAGATCGGCTTCCGTATACTGACCAGCAGCCTGTGCTGCTTGGCCGAGTCCACGCGTTCCCTGGGACACCGCTCCTAAGCCGGAATTAGCCGCAGCAGTATACCTTCCGATGCCTTGCGCGGCGCGTTCTGCATCAGTGAAATCTGCATCGGATTGAAGTGTTGCAGAAATTCCCTGACGAATAGCGGCCTGACTTGCGCCAAGGTCGGCTTCCTGCTGCCCACGGATCATCTGCTGGGCTTGGTTGATTCCTGCGATGCCGCCAGCGACATCTCCAGCCCCGCGACCAGCCTGCTGGGCATAGGTACCTAGTTTACCGGTAGCTTGCTCTGCGGCGGCAAAATTAGGAGTTGCGCCAAGGACTCTTCCGGCCCCTTGCCCTATGTAATTTCTAGCGTTGGATAGATTTGCTTGGAGGAAGTTATCCGCCATATTAGCGGCTTGTCCGACAACTCCTGCACCTCTTTGGATGTACTGATTTCCAGCGGCAATATTTTGCTGGTACTGATTGAGTTGGTTTGCCGAAATAAGGCCTCGGTCATAAGCATTCATCGCCGCCTGGTATTGAGGGTCCAGGTTGAGGCCATAAATGTCTTGGGCCCCAAGCATCGCCAAGTCTTGGCCTTGGGTAATGGCGTTACTGGCTGCAGTGAGGTACGGTTCGTAAACTCCAATTCCCTGCTGAGCAAGGGACATTGCCTGAAGCTGTGTTGGAGAAAGTCCTGCCGCGACATACGCCGGCATGGTGTATTTTTTATTATACTCCGTTGTTGCCGCCTTAATGACGGCAGCTTTTTGGGCCTCAACTTCGGGGGCCTCTCGGACAATCTGGCCGGTGTAACTAACCGCCATGGTTTTTCTCCAGCGCTTTCATCATTGCGTACATACGTGCTGCTCCGATCCGTCTAGATCCGTCCCCAGCTCCTCGAACGGCCTTGGCGGTAAAAACAAATTCACCGTCTGAAAGCATGGCCGGGATAGAGTCCGAAGTGCCACTTCCAGGACCGTTAATAGGTCCCGTTTTACGCGGAAAATGCTTAGGTTGACCCCCCTGTGCGAGATAGTTAGACGCATAGGGGTCTATATTGGAGTAGGAAGTTGAAAATTCCCCTGCATTAAGCCCCCATTTTTCGGGATTTTCTTCCAGCAGTTCGTACCCGGTCTTTCCTACATAATCCTTGTCGATCATTCCTTCATAGCCCGGAGGGGGCTGGGTATCTTCTGGATTTTGGTCAAAAGCACCCGCCAGATATGCGCCCCCTATTCCAACGGCGGCGAGTGGGCCGTAAGTCCGGAGAAACCCTGGAGTAGCTGCATCGTAGGCTTTTTTAGCAAGAGAAGCGGCCACGTCGCTCCCCATGTTATTTGCAATGGCATTTCCATAAGCGCTGGTGGCGGCCTCGCTAGCCGCAATTTCGCCTTGCTGTTTAATCCCACTTGGCATGATGTTCTCGTTAATCCACTCACCAGGCTTTCCAAAAGTTTTTCCAAGCCAAGATTGCTCGGCGACTTTGGTCGCCGTAGTGGGGGAACCAACTTTTGCGGCGATATCTGTTGCTCTAGTGGCGGCTTCAGGAACCGAAGCTTTTGCGGATGTAATTGCCTGATTGGCCCCTTCCTCTGACAACGGGGAAGCTGATGGCATGTCCCCCGCGTAACTTTCCCCCAGTCCGGCGGTTTTTACCGCTGCAGATCCTTTCGCAGCCTCTGCAGCCTTGGTATACGCTTCGGGGGTCAGGTTAAGTACCTTGGAACCAATGCCTACCGTGGCACCCGTCAACAGCCCTCCCTTAAGCGCATCCCCGAATTTCTGTCCGCTTGCCAGATTCACCAAGGTGCTTGCAGCAAAGGTGTTAAAGGCCAGCGCCGCATTAGGCATGGCAGCCAAGCCAATGCTTCCGGCAAGCCCAGCGCCCCCAAATAACGCGCTTCCAGGACCAAGGAGCATGGTTGCTCCGATAGTAAGAACTGCCTTTCCGATGGGGTTAGAAGCGACCTTCTTTACAACTTTTACAACCCCCGTAACAACTTTTTTAACTACCCCTACCACGGCTTTTACGGCTTTCTTAATTCCCTTAAACATATCGCTAAAGAAACCAAATTCTGGAAGCCCTGTATTAGGGTTAATCGTGCCACTGCCCCCGTTTCTTCGAAGCATTCGTGCTTCAGACGGGGTTATATGGGCAAGCATGGTATCTGTACCACGGCCTTGTGCAGCAATGGCTGCGGCCAAAGGCTTAAGGGTCGCTATTCCTCCATCAGAAAATTCCATTGGAGGAATTTCTGGACGCTCTGAGTTTTTTTGAGAGAGCTTATCCAGAGCTATGTTCATCGCAGTAAAAAATGCCGGATCATACGTCTCTGGCATTAGTTCCGAGGGAATTCCCTCATAAATAGCATCTTGACGGTTTTCTTCGTAGTTTTCAGGGTCACTGGACAAGATGTCCATTAACTGACCCAGCGCATCTATGGCGTCATCCGGAAGACTGGCATTGGCCAAAGCGGTTTCTAACTGAGCAATAAGTTGGGGCTCAGACTGACCAATGCTGTCCAGCAGATCTTGCCCAAATCTCTGTGGATCTTGGGTTGCATATTCTCGTAATGCGGATTCAAATTTTTTAATCTCTTCCGGAGGCACTGGAGGCATGGACGGCTCCGTTGGAGCTTCCGTTGATTCCGGCAGAGACATGATACCTTCAGCCATGTTTAATACCTTTCCTGTGTTGTGCCATGGTCCGTGGACCGCGCGCCAAGAAAGGACGCGAAAGTGGCACTAATAATGCTCCAAAACCCTAGTTTCTGTCCACTTCAAGATAGGACAGGTAGAAATACACCGTGGAAACTGAGGATTCCACTGAAATCTTGTCCCCGGCCTCCAAAACGCACGGAACCCCGTTAAAAACGTCCATTGTGCTGTTGGGAGCCAGGTTATAGGACCTCAGGAGGTAATATTCCGTGGCGGACCCGCTGACGTACTGCGAAACGGTGATCGCGGCCCGAGAAGCATTGGCATTGGTCACCCGGAGTGAGTTTAGAATCGCCGTGTTGGCGGTGGGAACCGTGTAAAGGTCAGTTTCTGTAGCCGCACTAGGGGAAATTCGCTGCCTAAAGTACTTATTTGCCATTTTTTAGCTCAAAGATGAGATATAGCCCACCGTCAGGATGACAGAAGGCGTTGCTGGACGGGTCGGGGAAGTCGCCGTGGGCAAATGCTGGAGAGAAACTGCCGTATTTGTCGTGCTCCAGTAGATTTCGAAGTAATCCCCCGGATTTAGGTCCAAATAGAAGTTAAGGGCAGCAATCACCCCTCCGTCCACGCCCCCGTGAGAGGAGGTAATGCTGTACCGACTGTTGCTGTCATCGATGTTGGTGCCGTTTTTTGAGAACCAGATGTCAACGTCGTGGATCTGACTGTCGGTGTTGATCAGCTGAAAGCTAAACTGGACGTTATAGACCCCCGCATAATCCACGTTCACCCGCGAGGAGTTGGTGACATATACTCCTTCTGACAGATCCGTCACGTTATACGTGACTGCATAGCCAACGGTTGTGGATGCCGCCGTCTGGTCTTGGTCACTCCTGAACGACCCGTGGGGGAGGAGAAGTTGCTGAGCACCCTGAGGCCCCGCAATCCCAGAAGCTCCTGCCGCGCCTCCGAACCACTGCCCCTGGGCCGCCGTATTTTCAGTGGCCGTCGGGGTGTAGGTGGTATTGAGCTGCAGGATAACCTGTTCGAGAGAGCGGACAAGCTGGTTGAACTGCTCAGGACTGTATTCGCGTGGGGTAGCGTTAGGTAGCCGGACGTTGAGGATCTTACTCATCTAAGCCCGTCCGGCTGCAGGTCCACGCGCAACGTGCCATACCGCCACTTGGTATCAATTTCATCACTCTCGATTCGGAGTGAGATCTGTCTCCCGCGCGCCCGCGTGTCCACCTTTGTAGTGGTCGGAGAAATAATGTACGGATCAAGAGAACTCGGGGTGGCCGCTCCTTGGGGGTACGGACGCAACAACAGGTGGACGGTGAGGTCACCCTCCTGTTCTTTGAAGTCGGGGATGAACCGGCGCATGAAAAGCATTTCGTCACCGTCACCGATGTCAAAGTAACCGGAACGGATATATGACGTGATGGCTTCATCAACAGCGTTCTTGCCGTACTCCTGGGCGTAAGCCGGAGATCTTCCTGCCGACAGACCGTAGATCGTCGAAATGGTGCTTTCAGTGCTACTCGGCAGATAAGAGAACGCTGTCGGGTACTTAAACACCGAAGAATCCTCCCACCAGGTTCTAGACATGGTGCCGATGCTCCAGACCTGTTCCAGATAGTTAAAGGTCACACAACGGTCGATGTAATCCGAGTTTTCCGAGCAGTACCACCACGTCACTTCGTTGAAATCAGAGTTGATCCCAACAAAGAACCGTGAACCTTGGGTCAGGTTTATGTTATCGAAGACATAGTCCTGCACCGTACAAGGCAGCTTCTTGACCGTACCGTCGAACACGTAGAACGCCTCTTGGCCCATCCAAAGGGCAAGGCCGTTCACGTCTGCCGCCGCATGCGCTCCAACACATCCACAATTAGCTCCTAGCTGTTGGAACCCAAAAGTGTAGGGCGGCCCGATATACTGCATGCCGTGCAGTGACGTGTCCGTAAAGATGAGGATCTGGCCTCTTGACCGGACAGCGGTCACGATTTGATTGCCGTCCGTAAGGCGTTGACCGCCCGCCGTATTAGTCGCGGTCTCAGCAAAGTTCGCGATGTCTTCCTGCGAAGAAAACCGCACGAACATGGGATCCTGGGTCGAGGGGGTTCCTATCGTGCTTTCCGTGCCAAAGCACACCAGATGCCTGTCCGGGGTAGAAACCAGCGCATAGGTGCTCTTCGTTGGGGCCCCCGATATCTGCGCCGCGCGTGTGCTGGGACCCGCGCTGGTGTCCCAGTAATAGGTGCCTCCATTGTACAACTGGCAGACCATGTCTTCGCCGTAGTTATCGAACTGCCAGATCCGAGCAAACAGGCCCAGCCCGGCAGCGCGGGGAGTTCCCCACGTTCCCCCGCCCCACACTCCAACGCCCCATCCAAAGTCAAAATAGTTGATGTCAAGGCCGATAGAAATCTGATATGCCCCTACAACAGAGGCTCCCCCGTTTCCGCTGTCGGAGGACGTCGCAGAAACTGGGGCCGTTATAGTGTAGGTGTTTGCGGTCAGGACTTCGGTGATTTGGTATTCTGAGTTCAGAATAGCCGCGGTGATGTTTCCCCCGAGGGAAGCAGATCCACTGAAAGTAACGAAATCCCCGGCCAAAGCGCCATGAGACGTGTCCGTAACCGTGATGGTTGGAGATCCATTTGTCGCGGCAAACGTGACATCCCCGGCAGCCGTGGTTGTCCGCAGGGGGGTAATGTCCGTCCAAGTTCCGCCAGAGTACACGTATAGCTTTTTTGTGGTCCCTACAATCATATAGGGAACCCCAGCCAGAGAAGTCCAAGACCTCGAATGGCTTACGATCCCAACGAGATAATTTTCAAACTGCTCGAACCATATCCATCCGCCTACCTTTTCGGGAAGGCCGTAGCGAAAACGCACGTAATCGCAATCGGTCCAGCCGCCCTCCGCACCGTACTCGGTGTTCTGTTTATCAATCCCAGGTTTTAACGCCAAGCGAAGGAGAGGCATTTCAGGTCTCCATTAAGCAGCGACAGCCTTAATGACCGCGAAGTTAAACACTGGCTGTTCCGTTGTCGTTCCTCCGGTAGTGGCGAAGGAAATACGGAAAGAACCAGCAGCCACTGCCGTGACGTGAATCATGTACAGGTCAGTGCCGGACTTCTGGTTCACAATCACCGTGTCCGTGGCAGCAACGGTGCTATTGGTCACTGTAAAGCTTTGCCATGTTGCAGAGCCCGCAGCAGACACCAGCGTAATCGCGCCATTGGTCTTGTTCAGCGTGACGCCGGTCGTTCTGTTGGTGAGCTGCGTGACAGCCCCGCCAGTCCCCGTTCCGTAGCCAAGGCCCGCAGTATCCTTGGTCATAGTGAATCCGGTATCGGCAACTCGACAGATTTCGGCGACAGCAGCCGCGTTAGCCGCAGCGCCAAACCGAATCGTACCGCCCCCATCTACGCCCGCCGAGGACGAAAGAATGTAAGCGCCAACCGCCGAGTTCGTGGTGTCTGAGTTGTAGAACTCGATTTTACCGAGGGGCTGATTAGCGGCCGTAGCGGTGTCTTGGTCTGTGAACCTAATGACGTTGAGCGGAGCATCTCCGGTCAGGCCTGTGTTGTTTGCTCGGATATCGAGCATCTGTTGCGGGGTTGTAAAGTTGCTCCCTAAAGCAAGATACCCCTCTGGAGACAAAGACATTCGCAAGGTTGAGCTTGTGTCGCCAGCGGCTGTCACTGAAAAATTCAATCGCGAAGGAATTGAAGTAGAAGCAACAGTCCCCGCGACTTGAGCGGAAATTAGCGCGCCTGGATTGAAAGTCGGGGAGCCACCACTGTCCGCGCCATTGAACTGAATGATGCCGAGGTTATCACCATCGGTTACAGCGCTGAGAGTTCCAATAGTCCCGCTCTTGCTCTTGTTGAATATCAGCGAGCCAGAAAATAAAGCGCCGTTTGCCCAGTTGTACACGCCCACAGAACTGTTGCCGACGTTTGCGCCTTGAATCTGCATTACCGGCGTTACGGCTGATGCTACAACCTTGCTTTCAACAGTTGTTGTATAGCCTTGGATTAACTGCCCTGCGTTGTTAACGATAAAAGGCGTTGAGTCAGGGTTCGTGGAGTCTTCAACTTCAAGAGCATTTGCAGTGCCTGTCTGCGTGACGCGAAGTGCTGCGTTGGTGTTGTCTGTAACCGATACGATTGTGTTTCCGCCAAAATAATTCGGTGCGGTGCCTGCGGCGTAAAAGTTGTAGCGAGAGGTTCCGGAAGCCGCTATTGCTGAATAAAAACCGTAGTTAGTTGTACCGGAGGTATTTGCGGAATCCACAAATACTGCATACTGGTTAGTTATTGTGGCCCCGGCGGTGGTGTCCACAATCTTAAATATTCCATCCGCCTTAAATCCATAAAACGCTGGAAGCGTAAAAACAGCGTCAGCTGTAGAAGGAGAGGATAGAAACGATGTCTGAGAAGCAGCAGCAGAAGGAACGGTAACTGAATCTTGAAAAGCCTTACGAATAGTTCCCACGTTCCCCGTATCAGAATTTACATTGATCCCAGCATTGTTGCTCGCTGGGATGCTTACGCTAACTTGCCCGGTAAGACTCGGAGCGGTTGCAAATACAAGTGCCCCGCTACCCGTCTCATTAGTAACAGCCGCAGCGAGGTTTGCTGAGGTGGGAGTAGCCAAAAACGTTCCAACATTCGCTCCAAGTCCAGAGATACCCGTTGAAACAGGAAGTCCAGTACAGTTCGTCAGCGTTCCGGAAGTGGGCGTGCCGAGGACGGGTGTGACAAGAGTCGGGCTGGTGGCCAAGACATTGTTGCCAGTGCCTGTATTGGTAACACTGGCCACGTTTTTGTTCGCATCAAGTGCCAGTGCCGTGCTAGCGGTCAGCGAGGATACGGAAAGGTTCCCTACCTGCAGATTCTCAAGGATGTTGTAGATGTAGGAGGTGCCGCCGCTACCAGAACAACGCACGACAATATTCTTCCCATTCGGGATCTCATAATCGCGCGCCGCGTCATACGTCCCTTGGAAAAGCAGAATGCTGCGACTTCCAGAGAGTCCATTCCGGATAAAGTAATACCCCTCAAAATCATTGGGGGTAACCTGGACGTAAACGGTTCCGCCAAGATCTCCGGCGTCGACGAACTCAACAATCCTGTTGCGTCCATTAGACGCTGCAAAATCAGCAACATTGAGCGTATTCGGAGAGCCGGAACTACCTGCAGAGGCCAGGGTGACGCTGACATATCCAACAATGGCCGTGTCAAAGTAGTCAAAATTGGTGTTAGTGGAATCGCCCCACGTGCCGGATTCGTCCCCCGTGGTGATCTGCTTTATACCAAGATTCGTGTACGTAGCCATTGTTGTTCGCTCCTATGCTACTCGTGACCATGTCGCGGCCTGAGAATCGTTGACCACGGTCCAGTTAACAGTTGATTCGTCGTTTACCGATTCCCATGAAGAAACTGACGCAGGTAAAACCTGCGACCATCCCGGGTTTTGAGAATCCTCGATTACAGCCCAGTCCGGGGTTTGATTATCCGATATTGTAGCCCAAACAAGGACAGATCCTATTTGTGCAGTGGCTTGGACCCCTGTCACCAGGTCTATTTTCTGTATCTGCCCAACAAGGCCGGAAGCGCTTACCCCAGTAACGCTCCCAATTGTTGTTGGGAAAGCCAGAACAGTTCCTGCACTTGCCGCTCCAGATACCCCGGTAACGGTAGCGGAAGTAGTTCCGTTAACTATAACGCTGCCCGGGAAGCCTGTTCCCACAACTCCTGTTGGACTTACCAGCGCACCCGTGATAAGAGACACATTTCCTGCAGTGCCGGAGGCTTGTACTCCCTGAACAAGGTATAAAACGCTTTGGGAAGAGGAAATGTTTCCAATTTGACCCGTTGCAGAAACCCCGGTCGGAACATCAACAAAATCCCCCCGTGCGGTGGCAATGCCTGCAAAAGCACTTCCAGAGGTGCCAGAAACGGATATGCTGACGTTTCCTGCTACGGAAACTGTCCCAGAACTTCCTTCCGCTTGAGTACCTGAAACAGCAAACGTAGGGCTGGAAGATATAGAGACACTTCCAGTTCCGGCGGCACCGGCAACTCCAGAAACAACCGCCAAGAAGTTTTGAGAACTTGTTACCGTTCCAGCGCTGGCAGTTCCAGCTGTCCCGGAAAGGGTGATCGAGACGTTTTGAGAACTTGTTACCGTTCCAGCGCTGGCAGTTCCAGCTGTCCCGGAAAGGGTGATCGAGACGTTTTGAGAACTTGTTACCGTTCCAGCGCTGGCAGTTCCTTGGACTCCCGATACGGTGTAGTCAATGTTTTGGGCGGTTATGCCCCAAGGGCCCTCTCCCCACGGCCCTGTGCCCCATCCATCAGAAGAACCGGAAACGGTTCCTACAGATGCAGTGGCTTGAGTTCCTACTGCATCTGCATACGTAATGTCCCCTACCGCATACCCTGATATCCAGTATCCATATTCGACATATTGGTCAGAGTAGGCGCTCACCTAATATCTCTTCAGTTTGGTGGCGGAAGCCAAGGCAGGTCTACGAACTGAGGGGGAGGAGTTTTCTGGCCTTCGATCTGGGCCGCCACCATTTCTTCATACTTTTGGACTCCAGAAGTGCCGAGAGCTTCCAACGTCCAGGTCACTGCCTCCTGTTCCGTGATTTGATCCAGAGGTATAAAATTACTTGGGTCAGGGGGAAGGAGCCTGCAATCACTGGAAGCACTTCCCTTAAGGCCGTTTTCCTCTCCCGAGCACGTAAAGTAGCTAATTACTATCACGTTATCTAGGCTGCCCTCAGTAACTGATTCCATCGCAGTTACCGTCCACGTATATGCAATCATTATCACTCTCCTTCCGAGTTCTTTGGAACCTGTGCTTCGGCCTGCGATTTGATCTTGATCACCAGGGGCCACGCACCAGAAGACGTGGGCAACTGCCCAAGGGTCTGCAAAATAGCGTTAACTTCATCTACAGAAAGTGTGAGTTTAATTTCCATTTCTCCTCCTTAAACAGCAATAGCTCCGGCCATGTCGGGTTGAGCCATTACCCAAACATAGCATTTCTGCAAAAACGCGTCTCCGGTCTCGGCTTCGATAACATCAAGATCAACCGTGTACCGACGCGAATCAACCTCTCGGACATTTTCGTCTGCCGGATGCGTGGCATACCCGAGCACGTCCATAATTACCGTAAATTTTGGGTTGTCTTGTCTGATAATCATTAGCCTTGCAATGCGAAAATAAGCGCCCGTAAACGGAATGCCTACATAGGAGGATTCAATATCCAGTTGAATAGCCATTAGAAAGTCACCTCGCTTGTTTCGACTGCGCAGCACCATCGGATGGTTGTTGCGGCCTGGCCTGTTACTTCAATTTTGATTCCGCCATTCGTGGTGTCTGCCGTAACAGCCACTGTCCATGCTGATGCGCCTGCATCTGCGTAATTCGACGTGACTGTCGGGGTGCCTACCATAGTCGTTGACGCTGCATTAGCGCCACGCTTGATAGCCCCTTCAATCACCCAGCCCTTTGTGTCCCCCGCTCCCGTCACGTTTGCGATGATGTTTCCACGGAAAGAATACGCGGAGTTATTTGGGAGAATAACTTGGTTGTCTGTTCCCGCTGCGGAGGCATTAGAACGAAGGGCCGTGGCCGTTGCGTCAGTTGTTTGAACCGCAAGAACAAGTAACGCGGATTGAGATACACCAGCAGCAGAGGCAATCGGATTTACGGAGGCGGGAAAAACAGTGTATCCCTGAATGCCTCGGGTAGTTCCATACCTGCCCCCAAGAACAGAAGATCCCGTTGCATCAGCCGTGCTATTGTTACTAATACAAACTGAATTAGAACCGCTCGCTGTCGCAGAACTGCCCAATGCGACTGCCGCATATCCACTAGCTAAAGAAGAACCGCCGGCACTTATGGAATAAGAATTGGAGGCCTCGGAACCGAAACCCGCCGCAAATGTGTAACTTGCTGATGCAATGGCACTATCCCCAGCGCTGAACGATGCTGTGCCGGACGCTGTTGAAGTGCTCCCACAACTAAACGAGTACAATCCAGACGCAGTACATGCGTTGCCGGCTACAAAACTCCCCTCTCCGCTTGCGGTAGATCCGGTTCCAAAAGCCGAAGAATAAGCTCCAGACGCTTTGTTGTTGGAATTAGCAGCAAAAGAACCCGCACCGCTCGCCACTCGGTCACTACTAGTTCTAGAACTCTGAAGATCTACTGCGCCTCGGCCCCTTGGGTCGCCCCCAGTGGCTGAGTTGTCGGGAATTTGAATCGAATACCCGCCATTGTTTTTGACTAGAAAATTTTGAGAGTAATCAAATGCGGTCTGATTTAGCGGCCTAGTCATTTTAGAAAGCTACCTGTGTCACGTTCAAAGAGCAGACCCAGCGGATAGTTGTTGAGGCTTGTCCGGTTACGTTAATTGTTAAACAACCAAGTGTCGTGTTTGCGGAGATTGCTACAGTCCATGTAGACGCGCCAGCATCGGCATAATTTGAGGTTACGGTGGGCGTTCCAACTAACGCGGTTGATGCAGCATTCGATCCGCGCTTAATGGCCCCCTCAATAATCCACTGCTTGGTATCTCCGCCTCCAGTGACATTCGCAATTATTTCACCGCAGAAAAACACGGCGGAGTTGTTTGCGAGAGTTAGTGAATTAGAAGCCGCCGCTGTTGTAGTGCTGTTAGATGTTAAAACTGCGGTGGTCGCGTTAGTGGTAGTACGACCTAAAACTAGTTTATAATTCTGATTTTTACCTGAAACAGTTCCAAAAGGCTCTACGCTTGCGGAGAATACTGTAATACCTTGAATACCTAATCCAACTCCCCTATATGCTCCCAAAATTGTAAGATATGAGCCACTTCCGGTAGAGTGTACATATCCCATTGCTATTGAATTGGAGGCTGAAACATTAGGGGTACGCCCAAGTCCAACGGATGATGTACCTGAAACAGATGTGGCAAGTCCTATGCTCAGTGAATTCTGGGATACAGAACAACCGCTACCTGCTATGAATGATGCAGTGCCTGATCTTGTATTTGATGTCCCGGTTGAGAAACCAATCAGCGCGACTGTATTATTCCCACTCCCGGATGTAAACGCATTTGCCCCGCTGCCAGTGTTACTAACTCCAGCTCGAAAAGATTGATTTCCTGTTCCTGCGTTATTAAACCCCATAACCGCTATATTTGTACTGCTGGCGGTGTTATTGATCCCCGCCAAAAAAGAATTTGTACCGGATGCAACCCGCGAGCTATTCGTCGTGCGTTGCGTTTGCAAGTCCACCGCATTCTGACCACGGTTATTGCCGCCTGAAATTTGTCCGTTAGGAAAATCAAGCGAGTATCCGGACTTAGCTAATGGGCTAATTCTGGAACGGATAAACTGCGGCAATAAGTACGAAAACGCCGCAGAAAATAGAGGACGTGGCATTTTAGTAATCGCCACCAATGGCGTTTACAGCAAACGCAATGTTTGTTCCGCCAGCAGCCACTGTAGTTCCGGCATAGATTCTGTACCCAGCAGGAAGATTCAAGCCCCCAACTGGGAGTGACAATGTATTCACAGTAAGAGCAGTGGTGCCTAGTGCTGTTACGGTCACCGCGCCCATCGCTACTTCTCCAAGGAAAGTGTTATTCCCGGCAGTGGTGTTTGCCGATCCGTTGTTCATCCAAAATCGAATGACGGAAACAGCAGAAGTTCCAGATGCCGCAGCGCCATCAGTTGACGCATATCGACAAGTAATTTGATCTACACGAGACCCATTTGCTCCTGCTGTAAAAATAAGCGCCATGGCAGTGCCCGTTGCCTGCGTTCCATCGAACGCTGACGTATTCGTCATAGCGGTCGAGAGTTTAGCATTAAGCTCGCCTACGTTAGGGGTCTGCGTAAAAATTGGGGTTGCTGTTACTGCCACTTAAAAGCCTCCAAAACTGTTTGCAAGGAAAATATCACTCCCTACGGAAGATCCGCCCCCGCCACCGCCTCCTCCGCTTTGAGCGACCCAAGATGTGACTCCAGATCCGTTGGTTGAGAGAACATATCCATTGGTTCCGGCAGATGTAGGCAACGTAAGAGTCCAAGTGCCAGCAGCGGCAGCGGCGGTAACCGTGACAGTTCCAGAGGTGGAGCCTGTGCAGGCTAGCGCTCCGGTGGTAGAACCAGCCACCCCTAGCGTTAAGGTAGTCCCTGAAAGCGCCATTCGTTGGGATGCACCAGATGCTCCTGGGCCAGTCCACCAACTAAAAGCGCCCTGAACACCAGACGAGCCCCAAACAAGAAACCTCATGTTTCCGCCGGAGAAGTCCATCGTTCCAGCAGATGTTTGGTTGGCAGTCGTGATATTGGCGACTCTTACCGCGCCATTTACATTAAGCGCTTGATCGCCAGTCGTCGCTCCTACAAAAGTGTTGCCGGCAAAATAATTTTGCGCGGTTCCGGCTGCGTAAAAATTCCATCGCCCAGAGGCTGAAGCAATATTGGAATAAAACCCAAAATTGTTTGTTGCGTCAGTAATTGTAGATTCCGCAAAGAACCCGTATTGATTCGTGATTGTGGAACTTGCGCCTTTAGCCTGGGGATTCACATAAAAATGAATAAGGTTTCCAAGCGTGAACGCCGCGTTTTGTGTAATCGGGCGACTCATCACCCCGCGAAAACTGCTCGTTACTGAGCTTCCGATAGTCGCGTCGATAATTTGAGCATTGGAAAAAGCTGCGTGATCTATGGTCCCCGCAATTCGGAACGAGTCGCCTGTTGTAGTGGCTCCAATTCCAAGAGGACCAGCCATGTAATTTGGTGCAGTTCCAGAAATCCACAAGTTCCAGCGATTTGTGCCGCTCGCAATAGCCGAATTGATTCCGTAGTTATTAGTGGCCCCCGTCAAACTGTTTGCAATAGAAATGCCCCACTGGTTCGTCACAGTGGAAGAAGCACCGATAGTGTTTTGACCGGCTAAAAAATGATAAAGATTTGCAAGAGTAAACGAGGCCGCTTCCGTTGACGGAAACGTGCCAACCATAACAGATTGCGAAGTTACGTCACTTTGAATTTGCCCTCTGGCTCTGATTGAGAACGCAGTAGTTGCGCCAGTCAGGTTTTTTGTGACAGTCAGTGTCTGGCCAGTCGGAGCTGTAGTTGCCCCAATAACAAGAGAGCCTTCATTACTGAAAACAACCGGAGTTGAATCAGGGCTGGTATCGTCCTCTATTAAAAGGGCATGACCAGTGCCGGTCTGTGTAATTGTCAGGGCGGGAGTTGATGCGGTGTTAACGCTTATCGACACGGGAGACGTGCCTACAAGCTCAACTTTGTCTGTGTTGAGGTTGGTAAAGTTACTGTCAACCTCGTTGTGAGTAAGAGGGGAACCTTTTCCAGCCCTTGTTACAATTGTCGCCATTACGGTTACCCTCTATTACGTGGTCAATGCCCCCTATGAGCTATTCGTAGGGGTTCAAGCAATCCGAATAAGGGCATCAGTGGCGTTGGGGCTTGGAAACTGGATAACAAAGCTTCCAGAGGTCACGGTTTTTGTCCCACTAAACGTGAGAACGCATACCGCTCGATTACTCGACGAAGTGTTATAGATCAAAGCTCCGTCTGCACTAAAAGTAGCCGATGTCCACGTAGGATCGTTACTAAAATCCGTGTAAGCGGTAGTGCTAGATGAGGTTGGGGTGACATTCGTAAGCGCAACACCCCCTGCAGTGTACCCCGTGCCAGATGTTTCGTCAGAGGCACCGGTCAAGTCAGAGTAGTTTGTGGTTCCCGCCCCATAGTCCCCCGTCGGGGAGGCCTTGATAAGTGCGATCTTGAAGGCATTTCCGGTAGAGGCTGTGAAATTGTGCGTCGCGGTCATTAACTCGACCTTGAAGGACGTGCACATTGCGTTTGCGACTGATCCCATCTGGGTTCTCCTATTCGATGTCGACTATTCTGTCGGCAATTTGTGTAAATCCTTCTTTGCGAAGAAGGTTTGAAACTGCAATTCTCTCCGAATGGGCAGATCGCTTCATATAAAACAAGAGGATTGCGCGTAACTTGTCCTTGAATGCAAGAGCCTGTTCTCGCAAAGGCATTGGAGCCTCTTGTGAGATGCTGATAATTCGATCCAACGCCATGTTGGCAAGCTCCTCGGCATTCAAATCACGGCCATTGGTCGTTACGACCGATGCAGTTCCTACCAAAACGCTAGATGATTCGCCAATCACGGTTTCCCCCTCCGATTATGGTCCTGGACTATCACTCTTAAGATAGAGACGGGTCATTCCGTCTCTGTATTCGTCGCGTCGACGACGTCCCTGCTGCTCAAGGCCAAGGCCCTGTAGCGCTTGGGTATAACTCTTCTCAAAAAACTCCAGCATTTCTCTAGGGCCCTTGGTGTAACTGTACGCCTGCACCAAACAAGCGTAGAAAAGGGCTTCCGGAGCGTTCGTGCTAATCCAAGTGGTCGGATTAGTCGAAGAAAGCTGCGCGGGACGCGAAATGTACCCCAATTCTACGGTAAAACCAGTGTTGGGGGTCGGAGCTACGTAAAAAGTGTTCTGATCCCAGGTGCTGTAGTACTTAGGAGTCCCGGTACTGGCCCCGTTCGGCCAGTATTCCTTCATGAAAGAGGTGTCTCTATAGTCAAGGAATACTTGATCGTTGCCGTTCGTTACCATCAGGTAGCGATGGGTCAGGATATCTGACGGAGTAGACAGGAACTTGTTTCCGGAAGTCAGGTTTCCAGTCACTTCGACCTTAAAAACATCCAGATCAATGTCCCGCAGGATGCGGTTTTCGGAAAAAGTGATGAACGTATTCACGACCGCGTTGGTGAAAACGTTCGCATCGACCTCAGTGTAGTTCCTGACGTTGGTTACAAGCTCGTCATAGGTCATGAAATCACCACCGTGATTGTTCCAACAGACCCTCGGGCCGCGATAGGCTGCGCTTCAGCAAGGGGCTGCATGTTGTTTCCGTTGTACGCGCTCCCGACACTCTGGAAAAGCGAGTCGCCGGGCGTTCCAACGTACACTGTGACCGGTTCAATGCGGTCTGGACGCGGCTGGTAAAGGGCGATTGCGTCCCCTCGATACTTCAGCGGCTCGAGTTGGGGCTCTTTTGGCTCGTAATCTTCCGGACAAACCTTGAATCCGCGCCAATTTTTCCGCAAAACGTTGTACGGATAGCGTTGTCCGCAGTAATCACACAGGCCATACGAGAATTTTCCGGTTGCGTAAGCCACTAGACCCCCATGTCAGGCACCAAGTGTAGGCTTGCGGTGTCTCGATCCTCGTCTGCTGCGCGTTTGAAGTCCTCTTCGTAATACGCTTTGAGGGCTTCAACCCGCTCAGGAGCGTACTTGAGGGCAAGTTGATAGGACAATCCGGACACCAAGCACGGCAAAAACCTGAAATTGACGTCAGAAGTGTTGGTATACACCCCTGCATCTTGGATCCTGCGTATCCTATAGTATACAAACGTGTAGGTGCTTGCGCTGGAGGCGGGGTACAGGAACACTTTGAAGGTGTTTGCGCGCTGCACATAGTACTGCGCGGGCCTTGCTTGGGTGGTTTTGTCCGGAATGTTGAGGTATTCCTCGCGTCCGATACGGTCAATCGTAATATCGGAGGAAGGGGACGTCGAAGAATCCCTAATAACCGCCGACAATACGTTTACCGTGTCGTTTGCCAAGGTGATTTCGTTAGTTCCTTGGCTCAAGGCATACGTGGCTTGCTCAATGGTCCATAAATTGAGGCCTCGATTGGCCCAATCAAGGAAGATGAGGTTGAGAGACCGACGAGCGGAGTTGAGCTGGTAGCCATTGGTTACCCGCATTCCACAGCGCTCAAACGCTTCCTCGACAATGTCGTCGATCTGAAGCGTGAAATCGGTCGTCCCAGAGGTCGCCATTTAGCACATCCCGCCTTTTTTCATGCCCATGGCCATGCGTTTACGAGGGCTGACCATCATGCCGCCTCCAGCCTTGCAGGCATAGCCGCCTTTTCGCATCATGATCGGGCCAGTTTTCTTGCTGGTCGCCTTGATCATCTTAGCCTTGCCGCCGCCACGAATGGCGCATCCCATTCCTCGTGCCATGTTTATCTCCTTCCAGGAACCATTGGTTCAAAGGGAAGACGACGAGGTTTTTTCTTCGTGGTCTTCACCTTGGTGTTTTTGATCTCTCTAGTCATCCAAGGCAGCATGTCCTTGGTAACGCCTTCAGCGGAACTATTAGGCTTCTTCCCAATAATTTCCTTGCTCATCCAAGGCAACATGTCCTTGGTAACGCCTTCAGCGGAACTATTAGGCTTTTTACCCAGTTCCTTGCTCATCCAAGGCAACATGTCCTTGGTAACGCCTTCCTTGGGGCTTCCTTCCGCATACTTCCGCACCGCGGGCATGCAGCATCCGCCGCCTTGAGTGGCTGCGCCCATTCCGCGCTGGCCTTTCGCAGACTTTTTCATTACTTGTTCCTTATCTCGTCTAACTTGACCTCAAGGCGATTGAAGCGATTGTCGACATGTTCTACCAACCGCTCCATGTCCGCTTTTACTTCCGCGCGTGTAATGTGGTCTCGGGCCATTTCTTCCCGGGTCTTGTTTAACAAGACCCCTATGCGCCCCAGTTCAGACACTTTCTCCTTAAACATAAAACCCATCATCGCAACCAGCGCGGTCAAAACGACGTTCCAGATCATCAGTTCCATGGCTTAACATTTCCATCGTTTTCTGGCCTGCCGAAGACGACTGTTAGGGTCGTTGGCTGCCGCTGGAAACTGTTTCATTTGCCCGGCAGAACGCGCACAAAACGACTTGCGTCGTTTCGCACGGGTTCCGGTTGGGTTGTCTTCCGTGACGGCGGTCTGGAGTTTGCTGCCAGGATTTGCACGACGATAGGCTGCAACGCCTTTTTTTGTCATGCCTGCTCCGGACTTTGTGGCCCTGAAATTGCCTGACTTCACTGAGGTTTTGATTCCCATGCCCCGAGAACGAGCCATGAAACCCCCTATGCCGCTGCGCCACCCACAAACAACAGGGTAACCGTAGTGATCTCGGCACTGCTGAGTGTGATGTGGATCCCGTCTTCAAACAAAATGCCGTTGTCAGGAATGATCATATCCTGAGACCCGGCTGCAGCCGGGCTGGTGATGGCAAATTTTGTGGTTCCGCCAGACCCTCCGCTCCTGAGCGTAATGGTCGCGGGGGTTGCGGTGTGGGTGAAGTAGACGCCGGCCAAGCGTGTTCGCCCGTTTACAGCATCTCCAGTGGCCGTTTTGCGAACGGCCTGGATGTCGCTAGCGAAGCTCATAGTGAGCCTCCTTAAACGGTCGCGCTAAACGGCGTGGCTTCAGTTCCAGTAGCCTGGGAGAAGACCTGCACGGCGTACAGATTGGCCGCAACGTCAACCAGACGAACGGTGTCCCCTTTCAAGCCGCCAAGGGTGCCTCCGTTGAGGGTCACGGTGTCATCCGAAGCGCCGGTCTTGTACCCAAGAACCGCAGCAGAGTTGTCCGAGATCACATAAGCCGAGCCAGTCATGGTGTCGCTGGAATTAGCGACCTTGATGGTCGTCGTGTTGCTGGTGATGGTGGTACCAATCACAAATTCATAAACGGTTCCACTTCCGCTCGCGGCGGGCAGCGTAACAGCGATACCTGCAGCGCGGTTCAAAGTGGTTGCACGCCCGCCATGCGTGGCCTGGGTCACGGTAAGCGTAGAAGCGGTCGCGTTTACCGGTGTAGTTGCAGTGACTGCTCCGGTCACATTGCCAACAAAACCGTTGGTGGAAGTAACTGGACCGGAAAAAGTAGTCGAAGCCATGGTAATTCCTCGTGTTGTAGCACTTCCGATGCCGTCTCTACAAAGTCTGCTAGGTCAGTCGGCAACAGTAAAAACCCTAGATGTACGGGAGCATAGACGAAAAAAGGGGGCTGTTGAAGCCCCCTTTTTCGTAGGTTCCAAGACGTGGATTAGGCCCCGCCGGGAGAACCGAAGATGCCTCGCGGATCGCTGAAGCCGAAGCTGTAGCGTTCACGGGCCTTGTAACGAACATTGCCGGTGTCGAAGTCGCCTTCAAAGCCGGTCTTGATCGCCACGCGCTGGAACATCTTCATGCCGTTGGGGGCATCAGTCTTGATGAACCACGCATCGGGGTCAGTCAGGTAATGATTGACCGTATAGCCCTGCGGAATCATGCCCATGTTACGGATAGCGTTGATGTCGTTATCCGCAGTACCCACCCGAAGGGTCGACTTCAGGATGCGGTCGGCAGTGAACTGCAGTTCCTTCGGAATCAGAAGCTTGAGGCCCTGAACAGCAATCTTGAGACCGCGTTCGTCAGTAAACGCCGCGATATCAATCAGTGCCTGTTCCAGCGAAGTTTCCGAAAGGTCGGCTGAGGTTTCCAGCTCATTGCGAAGATCCGGGCCCGACAGCGTCGGGTGGTCGGTCGCGCAGAGAGGCTTGCCGTCACCGCCCAGCGAGGTATCAAACGCGCCGTTCAGAACGGAAGCGGCCTTGATCTGCTTGGTGGTGGCCATGGAACGGGCCAGCGCCTTGGTGTAGCGAGCCGAAAGGCGGTCGTAGAGGTTGTCCTCAACCGCTTCTTCGGTCAGGCTGAACGCCAGAGCGATGGTTTCGTGCGTGTACCGCGCGGTGTAGACTTCCTGCGCCTGGTCGTAAGCGACGCCAGCGCCTTCGTTCTTAACCGGGGCTTCGCCGAAGCCGGCTTCCATCACCTCTTCTTCAAACGCACGGTCAGACGACTCGATGTCGTAGATTTCCGTGTGTTCGTTCTCATAGTTCTTGTACTCAAGACCGAACAGGGCATTGAGGCCCGGCTCAAGTTCCTTGACAAGCTGTGCACGTGAAATTGCCATGTTTTATACCTCTTAGGTCACAGCCTTGACGCCGGTGGAACCGTACAGATGCTCGTTGATCTTCACAACGACTACTGCATAGTTACCAAGCTCATTGCCGGGGACATTCCAAAGGCCCACAATCTTCAGATTGAGCGCCGCCGTATCAGCAATGGTCGAGGAATCCAGTTCCATCGTCGAAACACCCGTAACGGTGCTCCCACCAGTGCCCACAACATCCGCATTCTTGCCGATGTCACCCTGAACAATGTCTTCGTCAGCCTGAATGATGAAGAGCTGATTCGGATCGTCCATAACGTCGGCGGTAATCTTGCCCGACGTGATGTTGACGCTGCCCGGATAGTAGTTCTTCCAAGTCGGCTTGCCCGACGACGGGTCAATGTAGTTACAGCCGTTGAAAACGCCCAGCGCAGCCGAATGGGTGGCAGGAACGAACTTCACGACGTAGCCGTCTACGATGGTGACAAGGTCACCCTGGTAGATAGCGCCGGACTGATTGTCCGCAATTTCATAACCATACTGCTTCTGGGCACCAGTAGCAGAAAGATTACCCAGCGGACGCAGACCAAATGCCTTATCAACATTTGCCATTGTCTAATCCTCAAAAATAGTTAGTTACCGGACCCTTTGGGTCCGCCAAAAGATACCTTGGTCTGCCGCGACGGTCGGTCAATCCGCATAGAAGAATGCGAATTTGACTTCAAGAGGTCGTTATCGACAGCCTTAAGCTGGTCGTGGGTGCGGGAAGAATAATAGGACCGACGTTCGTCCACTGATTCCTCGGGGATGCGCGCGAGAAGGAGTCCGCCAACGCTGATAACGCCAGCATGGCGACCGTCTTCAACTGACGGAGCAGTGAAATCAGGATACTCATCGGAACGCACCAGTTCGTACCCCTCACGGAGTTTCCCGGCAATGTTAATCCGATCTTCCTGACCACCGGCTTCTGCACGAATCCATCGATGCTTGTAACCAGCGGGGGCCGGAGGCGCATCAAGACGGGAAGGGGGAGCCCAAGGCTTGCGGCGCGCAGCCGCTTCGCGAGTTTCGCGAGGGCCACGAGTCAATTTCGGCACATCAAAAGCGTCAGACATTTCCTACTCCTTCACGTACTTGGCGTATTCCTCAAGCGGAACACCCAACTTTTTGGCAATCGCAACCTGGCTCGGGGTCAACCGGACAGTGCGGCGTGCATAATTTGAGCCCATTGAACGGGCAGCAGGGGCAACCGTTTGCACGGGCCGGGAACCCCTGGAAACCTGTGACGAACCTCCGAGATTTTGCGGAAATAGATCTCGCATACGTTTGTCAAGTTCATCATAGTACTCATCGGACTGAGGATCAAATCCTTCCTTTGAGATCAGTTCCTTATGGACGCCCCACGCAGCGTGGGTCATGACAGTGTCACGACCAAACCACTGGTTTCGTTCCGCCCAGTCCTCAGCCTTGGGGTCGGGCTCGCGACGAGTGGGGGCGGGGGCGGGGGCTTGGATCGGTTGCTGTGCGACGGGCTGTTTCAGGTATGCTTCGCGCTGCGCGGCAACATTTGTAACCTGTTGTTTCTCAAACATGATTGACGTGAGGCGCTGCTGCGCTTCCGTCTCGGTATCCACGTCCCCTTCTTCACGGGCCTTGCGGATGATCTGCTTGAGCGCCAGGGCCTGACTGTCCAGGCGAGTGCTGGCCTCGTTGAGGCGTTCATAGTCGGTCTTCTGGTAGCGGTGCTCCAGTTCTTGGGCTTTCTGTTGCGCGCCGCGGGCATACTCAAGGGCCGCTTGTTCGCGACGCTCGGTTTCCCGGAGGCGGGCGGTCAGCTTGTCAATTCGGCGCTTTACCCGGTCGCTGTACTGGTCGAGTTCGCCCTCTTCGACAACGGATTCAACCTTAGATCCGTTTTCAGAAGCGCTCAATGTAACAGTTGCCGGCGACTCATTTTCGCCGACGTTAAATTCCAAATCTTCGTCTGCCATATGCATGCTCCTCACATGTGTAGAATATCTTCTGGATCGTTGACCACGCCGATAATCTCATCGTCATTAAGGATGCGGATTTCTCCGCCATCAATCATGATTCGAGAGCCGGCATAGCGGCCAAAAATGATCCAATCTCCCTCCTTGCACCAAGGGCCGGTGGGAAATTTGGACTCATCTCTGTATGCAAGATCTCCGACCTTGAGGACGTATCCACACGTGGTCGCGAGCTGGGTGCGGCGCTGGGTTTCGTCCGCCAAAACAATGCCACCCTTGGTTTTTTCCGGGCCGCGGTAAGGAAGAATGGCAATCCTCCAACCAGTCGGCGTGGGGACAAGGTCTTTTAAGGTTTCGCCCATGTTCTCTGGGCGAAATTTACCATCAGCATCGTAGGCATCTTCAAAGGCAGGGGCGCGAGACTGTTGCGCTTCTTCCCATTTTTTCTCAAGTGCGGTTTTTTCACGTGCGGCTTCTATCATCACTCCTCCCAGGGTTCAAAAATCGTCATTTGTCCGCTTGGACAGGAGTTCCCTGACCAAGGAGTCGACCATTTTCAATCCCTCCAGACGCCCCATCATGAAACGATACCGTTCCATGTCGGAAATATTCCCGCTGAGAATGAAAGACTCGCTGTCCTCCCGGAGGATACGGATCTCTCTAAGCACGCTTTCTGCAAATTCAATCATGAGTATTCTCAAGATAATGCAGACGCATTACGCCACGTCTGAAGGCGAGGCAATGGTGCAGTGAACACTGCACCATGGCAAGAATTATTTTCAATAAATTTTCGTGGGGGTCCTGCCGTCCCTGCGTACAACAGAGCGAACAGGGCCGCCCATGCTTTTGCGCGCCTTACCCGCTTTTGAGTACGCAATAGCCACAGCTTGTTTTGTGGCCTTGCCTACGCTTTTCGGCTTGCTGGTTCCAATCTTCCCTGTCTTCTTAAAGGACCTGACCATTTCGGCAATGTTGGAACCAATGACCTTTTTACTGCGGCCTTTCTTGAGCGGCATTGCGCTGTGCTCCCTGGATTTGTTCGTTCATCATGACGGCCCGCTCGCGGGCCACCTCTACCCGGTCTTGGGCAATCTTTTCCTGCGACTGAATACGCTGCTGCTGTATCTGCGCCGCCTGTTGCAGCTTCGCCTGCTCCAGCTGTAGCTTCGCTTGATCCTGCTGCGCGCGAAGTTCAAGTTCCTTTTCCTTGAGCGCGACCACAGGATCCGGCCCCGCTTCTTGACCACCGCCGGCAAGCTGTTCCTGCAGCGCCTTCAGTTCCTGCATGTACTTCGCAATCAGCGTGGCAATCAAACCTTCGCGCTGAATATCGGACACCATGTTCCCGGGGTCCTTTCCATACTGCTTGAACAGTTCTGCCTCAGCATCTTCCTCGGCCTTTAACCGAATGTGGTCAAAAACATGTTTTTGCAGCGTAATCGCGGCTTGGGGAACACTCTGAATCAAAGGCGACATGCCCATGATGAGGTGAGCAGTGATGTGGGCATCATGCTGTTGTCCGGCAAACGCTTTCAGTTCCATCAAATCCATAACCGCCGCATTTTCTGACGCGGGGTCCTTGGGCATTTGGGTATTTTGCGGCTTCAGTATCCCGTCAATATCCCGCACGTTCATCGCGGAGTACACGCGATAATACGCTTCGTACAGGTTGTGCATCTGCGGCGCGCTTTGCGCCATTTCCAGCTGCATTTGTGCAAGCGTAAGACGCTGTGCACTTGAGAAAATGTTCGGATCCGATACAGGCAGGACCGCAACCATCTCGTTGAAGTCGTACCGCTTGATGGTACGGCTAGCGCCGGGCACGTCATACGGGTAGGAGTTCGGCAAGCAGCGGGAAAAGCCCCTTGCCAGCATCTTGAACTCAAGGCCTTGCGAATAATGCAGCCGCTTGTGGATGGCCGACATGACCATCGACCCGCGTTCAAGCAGTGCAAGCGTTGTTCCCACCGCAGCCTGCTGATTCCCGTCGCCAACCTGCATGTCGGCGATGCTGGCGAGGCGCTGTCCGGCCTCCACCGTGAATCCAAGCAGCTGGAACAGCGTCTGACTGGGTTCCTTGTACGGAAGCGGCATGAGAGACGCCGTAAGTTCCGCGCCTCCGGCGTCAATGTCTCGCCATTCGCCAGGCTGGATCGGATTATCGTCGTCCGCGATCCGCGCGCCCTTGGCTTTGAAGCCCGCGGGAAGGTTCGCAAGCGTTCCCGCGTCAAGAAGTTGACGCAGCGCAGCAGTCGCTGCCTTTGAAAGCCCTCCAATGAGGTGCACGAAGCCCAAGCCATACGCGCCGGGGCCCTCGACCAACGGATAATGAACGAAATATTCGATCCGTCTCTTGTATTCGTCCCCTTCTTCCCAATTCCGGCGGACGCCAACAATCTTTCCGCTGTTTTCCTCAATCGTGACAACGTACGGGCGCTTGATTTCGGTCAGATTTCCATCTTCGTCCGTGTCTTCAAAGCCCTCGATGTCTAGATCAACATGAAATTCAAGCAGAAATAGCTCATCAGTGCGGCTGGTAGGAGAAAAACCGACCAAACGGTCAATTCCGGACTGAATTTCAGACGGAGATTCTGGGCCAGGTGACGTGAAAAACGTGTGATCAATGTATTCTCCCGCCCACGCCAGCTTCTTGAAGTCATTTTCGTACATTGCAATGCGATGAGTGATCCGTGGGCACTCGCTCATCACGCTTGATCCGTTATACGGAATGTACAAATCGTCCGCCAAGACCAGTTTGCTGACCATGCGGCCACGCGTGGCGTCAAAATACACCTTCTTGAACACCGATCCACCGTATCCAAGATAGAACAACGCCTGATCCATCTCCGGCGTGTACTCAGACATCACCGTGGTGATTTGGTAGTTCATGAAATCCTGCACGCGCGCGGCCTGCTGGACCTTGTCCAAGGTCTCCTTGCCTACAATCTGCGTCCTTACAGGACCACCAGAGGGCATCAGTTCCTTAAACGCCTGCGCCTGGAACTGAACAATCGCCTCGGTCAGCATGGGATGCGCCGCACCGGACGCCCCGCGGAAGGGCTTGGTGCGTTCTTCCATCTTCAAGCCCAGCAACTCAAGGCCCTTGGTGTACTGGGTCTCCCAGTCTCCACGACTTGCCTTGTCAGCCTCGTACAGATCCAGTAGATCCAAGGCAATCTTGGACAGGACAGAGGGGTCGATAACCTCTGCAAGGTTCTCGTAGAACCCTTTTTGAGGCCCCTCGTCCTCGCCTATTTCAATCGTTGCACTTCCATCGGGCTCGATAACGATCTCGATTTCCGGCATCTCGTCTGTGATGGCAACCATTCCAAAGGACGGTGCCGGATTCAGTGCTTTATCTATAGGCATCTAGGTTATCCATACTGTTTGATAAAGGAGTTCATGCCACTCGCAGCAATTGCGTTGGGCGTCGCTCCAATCAGGCTAGTGTAATCCTTTTTGGCTTCTCCCTCAGGGGCCATCGACTGATCTGCCTTGGAAATGAAGTAATTGTTATCCCCTTGGCTCATCTTGTCATCAAACTGGCCGCTCATCTGGTCCCAGCCCTTGGTCAACTGTTCAAGGTCCGTGGCCCATGGACTACGGACCTCGCCGCCGTCTGCAAAAAGGTATTTTTTAGGTCCTGACTTGGCCCCAATTCCAGCGGCATCCAACGCCTTAGATATAAAATCCAAGGATCCGGGAGAAGAACCTTTAACTGAATTTAGAATGCTACCCCAGGATACTTTTTGAGGGAGTCCAGTGGGGTTTTGAAAGTAACTTTCAAAAGAAGCATAGTACGGCCTGTTCCTATTAGGGTCTCTTGTAACGTTAGTCGAAGGAGGAGCATCTGCTCCTCCCTGCATTGCATTTTTGAGATATACGATTGGGATTCCTGTTGCAATCGCAAAATCAGAGAACTGCCTTCTCTCTTCTTCAGTAAGTTTATCCCACGCCTTTCCAGCAAGTTCTGCCCCAATTTTTTTGCCCAAGGCAACTGGATCCTTGAACAAACGAACAACAGCGTCCCAGCCAAAATCCGTAGAGGGGGAAGGTAGAAGCCCAAGATCTGAAACAATTGGAATATTTATGACCTTGTTCAGATCAATTCCAATTATGTTTCCTATTCCATACCCCCCAATCGCTCCCTTAACAAGACCAAGAGGACCGCCTTCGATTCCCCCAATGACTCCCCCTACTGCAGCTCCTACCCAGGGGTTAAAGGTAGAAGCAATGGTTGTTATTCCAAATTTGATAATCTGCCCAATAACCGAACTAAAGAAAGAATTATCGATATCCATACGCCGACCCAAGTCAGCGTAGTACCAGTTCATTCCTTCGACCAATCTTTCGGGCGTGCTTATGTCTCCAAATCCTTGGAGTTTTCTTCTTATCTCTCCGCCGATGAAATCATCTTCCAGCAACGTCAAGTTGAGTCTTGCAACAAGCGCTGGATCGAATGGGTCGAAACCCATCCCAATCAATCCCCCTAGTGGGGCAGTCTGGGTGTAGGGTGCTCCGTTAGTTGCGCCAAGCCCTCCCCCGAGGGCAACTCCGTTGATAACGGTTCCATTGGGCGGCGGGACGTACCCTGTCTCACGATAGGCCGCGTTTATTTCTTGTCGAAAATACTCGGCAGTTCCTTCTCTCGTGGGAAGTAGATTTCCTCCAGTTCGGAAGTACCAATCTACCGCTTGAAGAGCATAATTTCTTCTTTCGTTCTCCGTTAATCTATCTTTATCAATCCCAAAAGTTGTGTAAAACGCCTCGACCTGTCTTGCGCCCTGCGGGTTAATTTCTCCCCATTCTTCAATTCGTTGAAAAACATTTGGATCGTATACATGAAATCCGGCAGCATAAAGTCCTGCTCCCGGAGTATTGGGGACAGCTGAGTTTACAAAATCTCTTTGTAACCTTTCATCTATAAATCTTGAAAACCCGTCTCCGTCAGGTATTGGGGAATTTCCGGTTCCTAGAATACTTAAAGGAGAAAAGTCCTCAAAAACAAGTCTCCCAAATCCTCCCATTTGGGGCCTAACAGACCCATTCTCATGATCAAATGATATGTTTTGATATGCTTTTTTTGCTGCATCCGTATTTAGGCTACCAAAAACGTTTTGATCAATGTTTGAGGGCGCAGTTAGTGGTCCTGGAAGTACATAGATTCCTGTAATTTTCCCTTGTGTAGTTCCGGGGGGCCTATAATAACTAATGTCAGCGCCACTTGATGGCGAAACTACAATACCCCCTGTTTCAATAAATGGTGTGTTCCACCATCCTGTTCCAGTAGGGGGTGTCTCAGTAGGTGTGGAATCCTTTGGTGGATTATTAGTTATTACTGTTCCTGGGGTGCCGGCCCACCCTGTAGCAGGAATAGGTGCATCGTTTCCAGCGAGATCCCTTATTATCGTTCCTGTCGTTCCAACAATAAATCTTTGCCCTCCATCCCCCACTGCAACGAGGGTACCTGCTGGCGCAAGAACACCTTCGCTTGTATAAATTTTTTGTGACGTAGGATCCTGCATTAGCCCGGGGGTTGAAGTTCCTCTTCTCCTTAGGCTACTTAGAAGAATACTGGCGTCGTTGGTGGACAGTAAGTTGCTTACTCCAATAACCGCCGTATCCGATCTCAGTTGGGTAAGAGAAGGTGTTCCAGTAGCTGGTGTTCCAGTAGCTGGTGTTCCAGTAGCTGGTGTTCCAGTAGCTGGTGTTCCAGTAGCTGGTGTTCCAGTAGCTGGTGTTCCAGTAGCTGGTGTTCCAGTAGCTGG